AGCTCGCAGGGCAGCCCCCTTGGTGGTACCTGCTGCGTGTAGTTGCTGGGCTATCATCATGGTTTGACCACGGGCAGTATCCAGGCACACCTTAGTCACCCGGTCCATGACACTACGGTCCACCTCACTACGGTTCATCACAGCAGCTAGGCACTTGGCCAGCCGTATATGTTGGCTCACTAACCGGGCGGCGAACTCACGCTCGGCCGTCTCCTCCTGGCGGAGGCTGGGGCGTGCTCGCATGAAAGCCACAAACTTACCAAGCTGGGTACACCGTCTTAGTACCCACGTGGGACTGGTAATGGTACCCAGTAGGGTCTTAGCGTTGGTCCTCAGGTAGGTTACATATCCCCCGGTTAACCTCATAGCTGTAGCCAGTTCAGGCTCGTAGTGAGTTTCAGGCCCACCGTCCGCCTCTATAGCTAGGTTACGGTCAGCCCGGTTAGCCACCCGCCACAGCACCTCGTCTTCCAGGTCATCATCTATGCCGTCCATGATTACGCAGTCCAAGAACCGCTCACCCAGTTCACTCTCGTCTATGCTGCGTAGACTACTGGTGCCGCATAGCAGCCACGTCATGCGGATACCGCTATAGTCCTTGCTCATAGTGTTACGGTAATGGGTACGGCTGGTGCTGTCGTACAGGTCACGGGCCTCGGCTAGTATCTGGCTTAGGTTGGGGCTTTGCAGCAGCGTGTCCCCGTCCTTAGTTACTAACGTCTTGCCTGCCACCATGGCCACTAGGCTATTATCCTCACTGTCCTCACCGGTTTCCCGCCACCCACTATGAAAGCCCCGGATGGTGCTCTTGGCCAACACGTAATCCTTATTGACGCTAACAGCTTCACACAGGGTGCTCTTACCACAAGCGGCTGGACCTATGATCTTTATCCATAGCTGGTCGCCAACACTTTTCGTGCTGGTGATGCTGGCCAGCATAACACTTAGAGCACGGTCCAGTCCATCAGTCCAACGCAGTGCCCTACGCCACGCATTAATTAGCACCTTATAGCTGGTGCAGGGCAGGGAGTCCATGTCACCCCCGGTTAGGTCCACTGAAGTATCATCGTCGTCAGTAGCTTGCCCGTTGCTGCTGGCCTTAGCCGTCTTCCAGGATTTGGGCACCCCCTTAGTCAGATCCAACAGGGCTTCCAGGTTGCGTATACGGTCTATGACGTTAGTGGTTGTGTCGTTGGTTATTGGTGGTCTAGGCATCTAGCATATCCCTTACGTCTGTACCGCTGGGTAGGTTGGGGTCGTAGCCTCCATCCTCACCCCAACATAGATAGTTAATTTCCTGGGGTGGCTTATGGGCTGACATTAGCAACCGGGTTACCCGTTGCATGGCAGCATAGCCTGCCGGGGCTACAGTCTTACCAGTGGACGGATGAGTGCGGGGGTGGTCGTTGTCATACATCAACACCACCACCTTGCCAGCAAACAGGGGTAGCCATGCCTTGGCGAAAGTAGTGCAGCCCGGCACCGCTACCACGTTAGCCTGTGCCAGCAGGCTGTTGCTGATGTTAGCCGTTGGAGCCAGCCGTTCATCCTCCTCCTTATACCGGGCCATGCTCAGCATTTCCCACAGGGCTATGGCGTCCCAAGGTCCCTCACATATATACACCAGCGGCTTCTTCCCGTTATATAGGTTCCCACCGTGTAGCTGGTGCCCCATGGTGGGCGTGGGCAGCAGGCGTGCCCCCTTGGCCGTGTGCAGGTACCTGTATAGCTGGCACAGGTTACCCTTGGAGTTGTAACCGGGTACCAGCCAGTCCCCTGTAATAGCACTCACACAGATGCCCCAGTGGATCAGGCAGTCAGGCATTAACAAACCCCGGTCAGTAGCTAACTGCCGGTACTGCTCCGTAGTGGTTGCCTGTGTGCTGGTGTCCCACAACCAACGCAGAAACACAGTCGCGTTACCAGTCTCCCCACACTTGAAACAGTTATATTCGCCGGTCTCTATCTTCACCCCGAACCGGCCCTCCCGGCCACATAGGGGACAGTCTGCCATGGCGTTGTTATCTCCTGAAGACCAGGACAGGTCCACCCCGTGGAATATAAACGGTCTGAGCTTCTCGGGGGGTTTATCATCTTTAACAGGCACAAGTACAGGTCTCCTTCCCTATAGGTGTATATAAAACTAAGCATCACAGTTATCGTTATCTAATCGGTGGGCATTAAATCCCCAAGGTGGCTCGGCCCAGCCTTGGCCATTTTGTACCATGGGGTTTTGGTCACTGTCGGGGACACCTTCCACTATGCTGCGTTCTGCTGCCCGGTCACGGTTAACTTCCAGGGCTTGGTCGTCACTATACTTAGAAGGGTACCGCTGACGCAGCTTAGCTATGTTAGCTTCCATCACCTGTGCCATGTCCAAGCCTAGGGCGTTACAGGCTAGGGCTAGGTACCACAGGCAATCACCTACCTCCTCCTTTACATTACCTGCATCCAGGTCGTGCCCGTAGTACACCCAGCGTTCGGCAGCAGCAGACAACTCACCTACCTCTCCAGACAATCCTAAGCAGGCGTGCAGCAGCCGGGTGGTGCGTAACATATTGTCGGTTGCTACACGTTGTCGGGCTGCTTCCTGGTCACACTCAGTGCGTGCTGCCAGTTGTTGGTATTGTGTTGGGTCCATAGTGCTTGCTCCCTCTATTAGTATTGACGGACTTCCCAGAAGACTGTGTTGTGCCCCGGTACTGTTCCCCATGGTCTTTCGTACGCACTAAACTCCACCACGTGATTGGGGTAGGCGTCCAGCAGGTACAACAGCCAGTCATGGCTATTAGGACACAGGTGGTACCGCAGTAGCCAACTAGCCATTATACCACGTACCTGCCTGCTGCTGGTGGCTAGTGCCTGCCGCATGGGTTGAGCTACGGTGGTGTAATATAGATCCAGCCCGTGGTAGCCCTGCTGTACTTCTCCCTGGAGCACGGTGCGGTCCGTTGGGGCCATTGCACTTATGTATAGGTGGATCTTGCCGCACTTATCAACAGCGTGCTTCCACGCATCTTGTAGCCCCCCGTGAGGCACGTCATACCATGTAGCCCCACCACGTACCCGGTTACGGATATGTACCAATCCCGTGTACCCGCTAGCTAGGCATTCCGTTAGGTCATTCCAGGTAGGGCTGCGGTTTCCGAACTCACCCCGCTGGTACCGCTCTACGAAATTGCGTTTGCTGCGTACTGCTGTAGGTAAAATCATTATGATGACTTATCCAGATACCGGGCCTGCCGTTTTTGTATCCAGTTGGTAGCGGCAGTCCGCCAGTCACGGTCCCACACCTCGTCCACAGTTCTTAAAGCTAGGGCGTATTCCCGTTGCTTGTATAGACGGTAGGCCCAACACATGGGAGCAGCCACGTGTTGTAAGAACGGCTCCTTCCAGTTAAACCGCCCCTCTCCTACAAGGGTTGGCGGTATGAGTGGCCCGTCCACAAACTGCTTACACTCTGCATTGAACCTGTCCGGCTGCTCTACCAACGGTACACGCTTGGCCTGTGGAAGTGCGTAAGGTGCCTGCCCTTTGGACCGCTCAAAGGCAGACCACTTTTCCGGGGTCCACCTTTCGGTGTACACGTGCAGGTTGTTAGTAAACTGGTAGTAGGTGCCAACCTGTAATCCCAGGCTCAGGGCTACGTATTCTTGCAGCACACTGAAGTGGACCACGTTGGCACCCAGCAAACCCCACAGCAGATCGTTGCTCCTATTGCATACGGTCATGTTCAGGTAGGTGGGTTGGTCGTGGGGTAAGCCGTTGCACCGTGTGCAAGGCTCTGGTCCTTGGGTGCCCAAGCTCCACACACTGTTATAGCCAGTGCCGTTGCAGTCAGGACACGTGCCCTGTTCCACGCTAAAGTACACGTGCGTGTTGCAGCACACGTCTTTAGTATCATCCACCCGCAGTAGGTCATCCTGCGTGTTCCACATTTGCAATACGGCACGACGGCTTCCAGGCGTGGCCCGTAGGTGTTCAATGATAACGGCTAGCTGGTCCACGGGGTGTCGCCAGCGGTAACCGTAGGCACCGTTAAACGTCTTGCCGTCATCGCTGGCAATGGCTGCTATGCGGCTGTTGTAGTACAGCAGTGGAGCCACGGTGTTGCACCCGGCCAACATCCACAGACTTTCAAAGAGGTGGAAGAACGGGTTAGCGTCCCGGCCTGTGTGCAGCAGCACCCGCTCCAGTGGGTGGGTGTAACTGACCAGCACCGGGTGGGGTACCATCATGACTTCACCGGCCCGGCTGGGTGTCACCACCGTGGGCAGTTCCCCAGTGTGAATAGCCTGGACAAGCCCAACAAACGCATCATTTACATTACGGTACTGGTAGTGCATGGAATACCTTGGGACGGGCTGGGACGGTTGGGATACTGGTTTTAGGCGTTGGGACGGGTTGGGATATCGGGGATCATCGGCTGCCAGTCTTGGTACGGGTATCTGGGGCGGAGGCCACAATGCTGGGGCAGCAGGTAGCTGATAGGCAGTCCCAGGGATCGAGCCAGTTGTCTTTCAGCACGCACCCCGGTACTGGTACGCCACCCCTTTAGGCATAGTACCACCATGCTGCTACACAGGTTGGTCATGACGGCAGTGTCGTACGCTGCCCAGGAGTCCCACAGGTCAACCTGACCGGCAGCTACCTTTATGGGGTGGGTGTGGGTGATGGGGCTGAACACGTGCCGTCCCTGTGCCAGCAATCGCCCGGCTGCGTGGGTGACAGCCCGGTAACGGGCCTCCATCACCAGCGGATCCGCATGGCTGTAGGGCACCGCAAGGTACACGATTGGCGGCTTTTCTTGGCTTGGGGGCAAAGTTTCTGGGGGCATTTGGGACTCCAAAACGAGGGGTTTGCTTGCTATTTATAACAAACTTGCCAAAACAGGTGCAGGGGGCTTGTGCTGTTTGCCGATAACTGGGATAGTTCGTTTATGACATTCACACGGCCCACGCAAACGGAGCAAGCAACCATGTCCAAGAAAACCTACACCATAACCGCCCAAGACGGCACCATCCACACCCGCACCACGGCCCGCACCTACACCCACTGCATTACGGCCACTGGGATCCACCACCCTGCAACCGGCGAGACCAGACATTACAACCTGCCCGGAGACGGTGTGCTGGGTTGGGCCGGTTCTCCTGAGTTGGCTGCCAAGCAGGTTGCCACCCGTACAAATCAAGGTTTCCTCAATGTGCAGGCTGTGCCCTGCACTCTGTTGCTGAAGTCGGGGCAGCGTACCTCCCGTCAAGTTTCCAAAGCCACCAAGAGTGGCAAGGAGCAAGCTATGAAGACTGCCAAGAAGACTGCCAAGAAGAACACCAAGAAGGCCAGCCCCAAGGCCAGCCGCAAGACCCGCAAGGCCACTGGCCCCAAGGTTGCTGGACTCACGGGCAGTCAGGTTAGAATCCTGACCGCAGTGGCCAAGGCCAAGGGCAACGTGTCCTACAATGACGTCCGGGTTGCCACGGGCATCTTGAAGGGGCTGACCCGCATGATGGCTGCCAACAGTAGCAAGGGTGCCAGCTACCCCAACAGCCTGGAAGGTCAGGGACTCATCAAGAGCCATGAGGCCCAGGACAACCACGGCCGAGCACGGTTCTGCTTCGCCGTCACGGCCAAGGGCACCAAGACCCTGAAGGCTGCCCCCAAGGCTGCCCCCAAGGCCAAGGCCAAGGCCAAGGCCAAGAAGGCACCCAAGAAGGCCAGCAAGGTTGCGGCCAAGGGTCCCAAACTGACGGCCCCCGGCTTGGCAAAGATGTTGAAGTTTAGCTAGGGCCACTGGCCCGGCTGTTGTAACCCCTGCCCCCTTTGGGGGGTGGGGGTTTTTCTTTGGTACCTGCCCGGTGGTCATGACTAGGATACTCCCAGTTCGTGCAGCACAGTGGGCAGCGGGTCACGCCACGGCACCACCACCACCCGGTGGCCTGCGTCCCGAGCCTTGCGTTGTATGTTGGTCCACACGCTGACGTGGTCCTTAATTACGTTGTGTGGGCTTAGTGGTTTCAGGTTGCCACGTGCTCTTCTCCTGGCACGCACACGGGCTATGCAGTTCCGCAGTGGTGTAGACATAAACAACCACCGGTAGTCACCCACTTCCAGGGCTAGCTCGTGGTACCGCTTGAATGAGTGGGACACTAATATCCCCTCTAGTAATACGTACCTGTACTGGCTGGCGAACAGCCTGACCCGGCGGACCACCTCATCGGCTGTTCCCACCCCGTCACAACCCCCGGTCACTGTGGCGTACTTACCTACCAAGGCTGCTTCCAGGTCAGGCAGTGTGTATCCTATGTGCTTGCCTTCCTCAGTTATGGGTTGGTGTTCGTACTGGTCTAGTAGCTGGTGCATACACCAACTCTTACCACTGCCATGGGTGCCACGTATATCAATCACAGTCATGAGGAGGGGTGGTACTTTCTTTTAAGGTGTCCTTCGCTAAGCCGTGCTCGCTCATACTTATCGTACTCACATAGGCTGTGCTCTATCTCCCGCATTTCAAACTGCATCGACGGTAGCCGTCTACGGGTGTACGCCAGCAAGTCCCGCATCTTTATTAGTGGTTCATCCACCTTCACCCGTCGTGCCCCCTGTAGGCTTTGCCCTTCCAGGCGGGCCAGCCCACGGTGGCAGCCCGGACCGGGGTTGGTCCAGGTGCATATGTCAGTGGCGTCTTCCAGCAGGTAGGTATACCGCAGGTCGCATATGATTTCGTAGGCCATAAAGCCACTACCACCCAGCCCGGTGTATTGCCTTAGCAGGGCGTGGGCATCCTGCAGGGTGGTACAACCCTCTACCCGGTGCAGCAGGTTGGCACGGTCCCTCCACACGGGTTCTATGTAGTCCTCACACACCCGGTTGACCTTGGGCTTGGTACTGCCGCTGGCGGATATGTTGAATGCCCCGGTAAACACCTTACCCTGTTCTTTCAAGCCCCCTAGAAGGGCCGTGGCTGCCCCTGTACGCCACTTGCCCAGTAAACCCGGCCATTTACCCTCACTGGGGTAGTGCATCAACGCACAGCCCGTACTAGGCAGGTTAAACCACCTAAAGGCCACGGTGGCAAACAGCACACGGGGATCATCCCGCAGGGGTTCCCGCAGGTGCTGCCTGAACCACTGGGTTACCTTGTCGTTCTCCCGGTACGGGTTGGTAAAGAAGTATTGTCGCAGCACCGGGTCATTTGTCCACGGTGCAATCTGGCCTGCCCTGCGTTTCCTATATATCTGGTGCCGTTCACGTATCCAATAAATAAACCTGTCCCTGGATGTTAGCTTGGCCACTTGCTCACTCAACATAACTAGGCTCCCATGTATTTACGTTTGGGTCGTTCTCCCTGTAACACCCGTTCATACTTATCCCACTCGCACAGACTATGTTCCACCTCCCTCATTTCAAACACGGGGACTCGGATCTTAGTTCCCCCATTAATAAGCTGCATGACTTGTTGCACAGTTCCTATTTCGTCTTCCAGGGTTGGCTGACTGGCCCCGTACCAGCCAGTGCCCCCGGTGTTACGGTTGAGCCGCTTCTTGGGTTGTAATCCCTGGAGACGGTATAAGCCCCTGCGAGCACCCGGTCCTACCTGTGTGTATGTAGTAACGTCTGGGGCATCCTGTAAGTAGCGGGTGTATCTCAGGTCGCAGGCTATCTCGTAAGACATGAACGGTCCTAGCCCTTCATACTGTTTAAGTATGTCCACAGTCTGCTGCATGGTGCCGCAGGTCTCTATCCTGGCTGGCAGTCTTGTCCTGTGGTTCCACACTTGGTCTATATAGTTACAGACGGCTTCCAGCTTACTGGTACCCTTGGGGGCTGACCGGGTGCTAATGATGTAGGCACTGGTGAAGGGCTTGGCCAACTCCCCCAGCACTCTCATGGCAAGCCGGGGCTTCCACCTAGTCAACAGGCCATGTTGTAGCAACACTTGCCCCGTCTCTATGCGATTGAACCACCTATATATAATGGTCCCAGTTACTACACTGGGTTGCTTTCTATGCTCATCCCTAAAGTTTTCCCTGAGCCAGATAGTAGTACGGTCGTGCTCACGGTAGGGATTTGTAAAGAAGGCTGTTTGTAGTATCTGGTCATCGGTCCACGGTGTAGGCTTGCCAGCTTTACGACGTAGGTAAATCTGGTGCCGCTCACGTATCCAGTATAATAGCCGTGCCTGTGGTGACAGCTTGGCCACCTGTTCAATCTTCATAGGACCATACCCTCGCTCCAGGTGGTGGGGTGATATTCTAAACTGACGGGTGTGGGTATTCCTAGGTCCTTACCACTCTCTTCCATCAGGCTTTTAATCCTGCGGATGCGGGGCATATTAGTACGCCACGGCTGTAGCCCCTTGCCTTGTGGAAAGTCAAACACCAGTTCGTCGTGTATCTGCATAACCATGTAGCAGCCGGGTAACGTGTCCAGGTACTCCTGGCACCTCAACATGGCCTTCATCATCCACCACATAGCTGTTCCCTGTACGTGGTAGTTCAGGGGCACAGTGGGCAGCACTTCACCCCACTGGCTCAGTGTACATAGCAGCGGGTAGCCACGGGTGGGATCTACGGTCAGGTCTGGCATGGTCTCTACGTAACCGTGCTGGGTGGCGAACTCTATCATCTTAGTATTAAGAGCAGCCACCTTAGAGAATCGTTCCTGTATGCGGTGCTGGGCACCCGGTATATGATAGGCCCGGTCAGCGGTACCGCTGGCTTCCACTGCCCCGTACTGCACAGCGAAGTTTCCATTCTTGGTCCACTGGTACCACGTGCTGCCGTACCGCTGTTTACATTCCATACCGTACTGGGCAAACTTGTCTGGATGCAGGGTGTCGAATATTAACATATGGTAGCTGCCGTAGTAGGGCGGTTCGTCACTACGTTCGAACAGGTCTACCATCTCGGTCTCCCCAGCCTCATAGGCGGGTATACGCAGTTCTATATTCTTAGCATCCAGGCTCCACCACTCACGGCCCGGTGCTGGGCCAAAGCAGTGCCGCAGGTTAAACCCTTCCTGCTTGCTGATGTTCTGCTCGTTGGGGTTACTACTGCTCCACCGCAGGGTGTCCGTACCTGTTGGGTTTAGGCTGGGGTGCAAGCGGTACCACCCGGTGTCCTGGTCACTGTCTAAGGGCAGCCAGAACCTTATATAGCCTTCCATGTATTGCAGGGCTGTGTCGCGTTTGCGTTTGCGTCTTAGTGCCTGTACGAATGTTAGTTCCCTACTTCGTGGGGGCAGGGTAGCTTCGTAGTGTTCTATAGTTTGCTTGTCCAGGCTGGGAGCACCAGTTTTCTTAGACCGTTTAACAGGCTCCAGTCCCATACTGCCAAACACGGTACTAAGCAGGCTGTTGTTATTACCCCCTTTAGGTAGGCGTAGGTCCGCACCAAAACTAGTAGCAATGTTGACACACACCCGGCCAGCTTGGCCACTCTCCTCTGTGTACTCCTGTTGTAGTTGTTCCAGGCGGCTTCGGCATATAGTTATGCCTCGGCTCTCCATGTCATATGCAATAGGTAGCACCCGTAGGCGGGTCAGGTATATATCCCACAAGCCCCGCTCCTCTAATAGCTGCCGTTGGCGGTTAAACAGGTGGAGGGTGACCTCACTATCAACATTGGCGTATCGGGCACACACCGTATGCCACAGGTGGTTAGTGGGGTAGTGTTCTACCTTGGCCACAGCACGAGGTAACCACATATCGCTCTTAGCTAGGGAACCCTTAGCACTGGGCATGGTCGGGTCGTCACTACGGGCTATTAACCAATCTGGGTACCTGCTGCGTGCTATACGACGGGCCTCGTTGCAGGCTTGTTGCACGGTGTTGTCCTGGGACTTTATATCTACACCCAAGTACATCAGGGCCATAGTGGTCAGGTCGTGGGGGTGGTTGCTTGCTAACAGGTGGCCAGCCAACAGGGTGTCATAGACCTTGGACCAATCCCATTCCAGGGTGCCGTGGTAAACAGACTGTAGGGCAGCTACATCGAACTTAGCGTTCTGCAAAACTATAAACTCGGCACTGTCTATAGTTTGCTGTACCTCTTCCAGGTCACCGGGGGGTACAACAGGCTGCCGGGTTAGTGGGTCTACGTCCCACTCCCACCACGTGGTAACGTCGTCGCTGTTGTACATGGTCACCAGGAATGGCCTGCTGCCATGCCGTAGATCCAGTCCAGTAGTTTCTGTGTCTAGGCTTATAATCATGCGAACTCCTTTTCCCACTCCTCTACTGTCTTAAACTTTGGTGGATATAGTTTGTCATTCAGCACCAGTCGCCAGTCGCTCCAGTCGGCCATAGGACCGTTGTGTGTTGGTGGCTTGGTTAGCCCTGCCTGCCTTAGTACCCGGTCACCGTGGCTTAGTATCTCGTCGTGTAGTTGGGGTTTAATCTGACCTTTGTCCCGCAGGGCTTGCAGTCGGCCACTGTGTATATAGGCGTGGCAGTAGTGGCACAGGGGCACAGAGCGTATGTAAGTCATGCGACCTAACAGGTAGTCGGTATCGTACTCCTCATGGGCTTCTAACCACTGGTGTAGACGGGCGTGGTACTTATGCACCCCACAGGCTTGGCAGTGGTACCCGGTGCTGGCGTAGGCTGCCCTACGGGTAACGTCCCACCACTTACTACCTAGTATTACACGGGGTGCTACACCGTGCAGGGGCTTGGGTATATTGGGGCACAACAGTACGGACGGTAATAGTTTCCACTGGGGTTTAGTTGCTCTGGCTGTCTTTAACAGCTTCCCTAGTTTTTTGTTTATCACCGATGGTGGGTATCCTTTCCACTCTATTGACCCTAGTACCCCCGGCAGGATTCGAACCTGCGACCAAAGCGTTATGAGCACCCTGCTCTAACCGACTGAGCTACAGGGGTATATAAAGGGCCATCCGTGGCCCAAGGGAGCAAGCACACACCCATAACCCATCCTTGGGAATTCTAGCAGCCTGGAAACTATTCCTGCTCCAGCTTATCCCAGGACACAGCCTTATAGACCTTGCCATCGTCAAGGTTTTTAAGGTTGCACGTTTCCTTGCCACTAAACACAGCAGTCACTTCGCAGTCCACCGTCTTGCGTGCCTTGGGGGGCTTATAGCTATACACTTCCCCCTTCTCTGGCTGCCAATCGGTAGCCTCGTCATCGTCATCATCATCGTCGTCATCATCAGTCTCGTCCTGGTCAACTGCTTTAACCAGTTCAGCTACGGCTACCCAGTTCTCAGCATTACTAACATCTTCCTCATCCACACCGGCTTCAAAGGCTGCGTCGGCCAGTTTAGATTGGGCCTCCTCGTCACCTTCATCTGAAGCAGCAGCCAGTGCGTCCAGGTCAGAACTATCAGTAGTGTCTTCCACTGGTGCCGGGGTGTCATCTTCATCATCTTCATCGTCATCATCAGTGTTGTCCACCACAGCATCCCCGTCATCATCCGGGGTATATGTGCAGGCACCACCCCACTGGTGGTTAACCCGTGGGTTGGGCCACTGCTCGGTGGGTTCACCCTGCCACGTGCGGAACCTCATATAAGGTCCCTCGGCTTTAATAGCTGCTGCCACGTCTTCAATATCATCAAAGTCGATATCGTCTGTGGCCACACCCAGCTTACGCAGTTCATTTAACACCCAGTCCAGGTGGGCATCCATGTCGGGTCGGCTGCGTTGGGGGGTGTCACACAGCGGTTCCATGATACTGGTACGCAGCCCCTCAATACCGATACCTCCATGCTCAGTAGGCTGCACAACTACCGCAGCAGCGTAGAAGAAATATTCCCCCTGATTAGGGCCACGCTTATACTGGTCAAACTTGCACTCCACCAGTTGAGCTATACCTCCTTCAATGCCGGGCGGCAGTTCAGCACCACCTCCCATATTAGTGTCGTCGCTCTTGTGGGTATTAAACGCTTTCCGACCCGCTTTACCCAGCTTGTTGGAAAATCCACCGCTTCCGGTTTTCTTTGGCATGGTGATCCTTCTCGCTCTTAGTTCTTAGGTGTGTACTAAAATAGATGGTCTCTAAACTAGATGGTGTTTGCCTGTTCCCCCCTTCCACTCTGTATAGCGTTGTAGACTTCTTGGCGATGTATGCTAATTGTCTTGGGGGCTTCAATCCCTACACGTACCTTGTCTACACCTACATCCAGAATGGTAACCTTTATATCATCCCCAATGATAAAACTCTCATTAGTTTTCCGAGTGATAACTAGGTTACCTGTTCTGACTTCGACATCCATGTTAGCCTCCTTGCCCTGTGATGAGTTGGTTGATGTTGTCAAAGTCTGGGTCCACTATTACATCTGGTAGGTCCACCCCTTTGGGGAGCCGAAACTTAGTGATGAACACAGGGTCGGGGGCTGTACGCAGGCAGTACTCCACCCCGGCACCCTTACGGCTTTTCTTAACTTCCTTGTTGCCTACCTTAATAGTTACCTGCTCAGAAACCTGTCGGATAAAGGTTTGGCAGATATAGTCACAGGCTGGGTTTAACCACCCCGTCACACTGGGTGTCAGGGCACTACCAACGAACGGCATTAGCAGGTCACCCTCGCTGTCAGTATTAAACTCCCGCTCCTGGGCCACTATAACTACGTTACAGTCTAGGTCCAGCAGGCTACGTAGCCGCTCCTTCATCTGTAGAGCTACCTGCCCGTACTGCTGCTGGCTAGCAACGCCCCAGCTTAGTTGGGCCGGGGCTTGGTCTATACCTAGTACCTCACGCAGCACGTAGTCCTGTAGACCGGTGGCGTGGTCCAGCACTATGGTGGCATACTTATTAGTTTCCTTCTGGTACTCCACCAGTTCTTTAATTTCCTCACTGCTTTCAATCACCACCTGATTAATTGTCTTGCGGTAGGCCGGGGTATTAATGCTGCGTAGTTCACCGGGCTGGCTACCCCCACTGCATACCACGGCCAGTATTGGCTTGGGGAAGGTAGCCCACAGGGTGGTCTTACCCGTGCCACTGCGTCCGTACAGGTTAATCTTTATACCGTCCTTCTTGTCAAAGCCTATAGGTTGGATGCGGTCAACTACCTTGCCACCCTTCTTACGCTTACGGGGCTTGGTTGTTTGCTTCGTTACGTTGGGCATTAGTGCTTGCTCCTCTTACAGTTCCGGAAATACAGTGTCGGTTTCTTGCAGGCCCAGTGTACTGCCTGTGGACAGGTACTCATCCAGTTCACTGGCTCGGCCCACACCTACCGGGTTATATACTCCAAACGGGTAACGGTAGTGGGTAGTGTTGCTGGGTTGGAATGGGTCTTCCAGGTTGGTGGTAATGTGGTCCCACCACTGACAGAGTTGTTCTAGCACTGGGTTAAGGAACTGCTGTTTAAATGTTTCCACGTCTGCATCAGTTACCACTGCCTTCCATCGCATAAAGAAAAAGTCCTGGTCACTGGCTATAAGCCCACCTAACCGATTGTAATACTCATCCTGGCTTTCGCCTTGGGGCTTGCTCTTGGTGGGCTTGTGCTGCCGTATGCTGTGCCTGCCACCACTTAGTGGCCTGCGTACTACATTGTACCGTACCCCGGCAATGCTGTGGGGCCACGCCTGTGTGGGGTCGCCTGCCATGTGCATGGCTGTTAGGTACAGCATGGTCTGTAGGTCAAACTGTAGTTGCTGTTTGAGTTGTTCCTCGTCTACATCACCCTTAGTCTTGTTTTCCTGTAGGTACACTTTGGCCCGGCTGCCTTTGCCAATGACATCCACGCTGTCCCACTTACCCCGCAGCCGCACGGTACGCCCACTGGGTAACTCATAGGGAATGTTAAACGTCTGCTCCTGTACTAGTGGTTCCCGGTTTTTAACATCGGGGTGCTTGGCCCAATACTTTACGTATATAGGGAACTGCGTTTTACATACCCGGTACCAGTGCTGTACCTGCTCTTGCTGGGTGGGATATTGCCGGGCCAGTGGTTGGCAGTATTCTTGCAGGGCTTCAGCCCAGTCGGCACCGTCTGCGTGGGCTTCCTCGCAGGCGTGCCACATTTGACCGTATTCCAGGGCGTGCCTAAAAGTGTCCACAGGTTTTAACCCGTGCACTACTAATAGCCGAAACCGTTCACGGCAGGACAGAAACCTACCAAGCAGCGACTGGGTGATACCGTCTTTTTCCGGGCCTTGCCAGATGGGTGTAATAGCCATGGCTGTTGCTTGCTCCTTAAAATGGGACTAGTTCTGTGGCTGCGTCTTCCAAAGCTATGGTGGCCCGTTGTATTGCTAGCCCCCGTTGACTGATGTCCATACGCAATATGGCAGCCGGGTGGACAATACTAATAACCATGACCATAGAGGAGTCTAGTGCTTCCAGGTGCTTGGTAGCCAGTACCCCCACGCCCACTATTAACTGGGGGTGGCATAGGTCAATGAGTTCCAGCAGCCTAGGATTGCACGCCTGTATAGCCTGTGCAGGCGGTTCGCCAATCTTAGCAGTTGTTGCCCCAGTCTTAGGAATGCAGGCTACTAGGTTGGTGAAAGCTACACCTATACCGGGTACTGCGTCCAAGGCTTGGTCCACTATGCTGTCTAACAGGTGCCCAGCAGGCCCAACAAACGGACGCCCTAGTACATCTTCACTAGCACCAGGAGCCTCACCCACAAACAGTATGTCGGCAGGTAGGTGGCCACGGGCTAGCACCACCTGTGTTCGTCCTTGGTGCAAAGGGCAAGCCGTACAGTCTATCCATTTCTTACGGTGTGCTTGGTAACGTGTGGCCATTGGTGTGCTTGCTCCTTAGTAATAGCTTACCACCTACAGGGTGCCTGTGTGCTTACGCTGGCAGTAGGTGGCTATAAGTAGTGCGTCCGCTGTCTTAAGGGTTACCTCCAGGCGTGGGTATAGTTGCTGTGCCTTGGCCTTTAGCCGGTTCTTCCACTTGGTGGGGGTTTCAGTCTTCAGGCGGCTGGGGATACCTAGTGCCCGTTGCCACACTTGGGGGGTGACTTCATCAAATGGAATGCAGGCGGCTATTAGTGCCATGCGGAGACCACCGTACCCCAGTCCAAACTTAAAGCTACTCACCACGCCCTGCCGGGGCATACTGTGTACCTTCTCGATAATTGCCTGTGGTGCAGTGCCAATGTCTTGGTGGTCAAACCAGTCCCATATATCCCGCTCGGTTGCAGGCATGGGCGTGGCCTTTACCATCACGCCATCCAGCAGTATCAGGCCACCGCTCTGTCCTGGATCTATACCTATATAGGTGGGGCGGATGTCAGTCATTGATTGGTCCTAGGTTGGTCACTACTAGTTTATCCCCAGCGATCTTTATGCTCACCCGGTGCTGCTTACGGTGTGCTGCGTTGCGTATCTGTTGGGCCATGCTGTGCGGCATACACTGGTACTGCTTACCCCGTAGGAGGGTAAAGCCTTCGCTCTTAAACCACTTATCCCATGGATGTCGTACTGGGTTGTCCATTGTGTTGTGCTCCTGGCTGCCACCCGTGGCATACTGTTTATACTAAACTACTGGCCCAAGCTGTACAGGGGGGTGCAGTTTTTACCCGCTGGGTAAACTGGGGTTGCACCCGGCAGCAATTGCTGTGTATAACAGCCCCCCGGTCAATTGGCCGTAGGGCTACCCTGCCCCTAACAGCAGGTAACCACATGGATGGGAGCAAGCAGATGGTAAAGGTCGTACGTGTTCCAGCAGGCATAGATATAGCCAGCCTGGAACCGCCACAAGAAGATTGGATTGTCCACGCTCTTGCCAGTGAAGGCATCGCTAAGGTGGAAGTAAGAAACCCTAAACCAGTTAAAGAGGAGAAGCAGTTATCGGCTGAAGAACCACAGGCACCTGTCCCACCCTTAAGGATCTACGTACCTAGACCTGTCCAGGTGGGAACCCCTATTGCAAGCACACACCCCAACAAGAAAGACCAAACCAATGCCTAAAGCACCCAAGAAGAAAACCAGCACCACCGCGACGGATACTAATGGTCGTACGGTGCTGTACCCGGAAGTAACCTTGTCCCTGTGTGATGACAGCAAACCCCTGACCGTAGACCAAGCTAAGGACTTGCTAGGTTGGGAAGAGGAAACTGAGGACGCCCCCTATGGCAGTGACTACCTGCTGCGAAACCACCACGGCACTAAGATCCGGTGCTACAACAATGTCACCAACCGACCCCTGTATGGTGGCGTGGTGCAAATGCTGAAGCAGGAACACCTGCGACAACGGTGGCAGATGAACGGGGAGCCGGTCATTATTGGCTCCACCGGGTTGGTGCTGAATGGCCAGCATACGCTTATCAGTTTCATACTGGCAGCGGAGGCATGGCAAGAAGCCCCAGAAGACTGGCCCGGCCATACCCAGCAACCCACCATGGTAAAGCTGGTGGTGTATGGCATCAGTGAGGAGGACCACGTGATTAATACCATGGACACGTGTAAGCCTCGCAGCTTGGCCGACGTCATCTACCGCAGCAACCACTTTGCCAATATGCCCAGCGTGGCACGACGCAAGGTGGCCCGCATTACTGACTATGCGGTGCGGCTGTTATGGAGCCGTACTGGTATGGGGCTTAGTGCTCATGCCCCACGGCGGACCCATGCTGAAGCCCTGGACTTTATTGCCCGTCACCCCAAGCTGCTGGACTGTGTGCAGCACGTGTACCAAGAGGACGGGGGGGACAAGCAACTGTCTCGCTACCTGAGCCTTGGTTATATGGCTGGTATGTTGTACCTGATGGGCAGCAGCGGTACCGACCCGGCTGAGTACCGGGCAGCCAGTAACCCCAGCGAAGACCTGCTGGACTTTGCCCAGTGGGAGGATGCCTGTGATTTCCTGGTGTGGTTGGCTGGTAGTGACAACCAACTAAAGGCAGTGCGGGTAGCACTAGCCCACATGGTGGACGACGGTGGTGGTAGCGTACCTGAGCGTACCGGGCTGCTGGCCAAGGCTTGGAACCAGTACGCCACAGGTAAGGCTGTTACTGCCAAACACCTAGTGCTGGACTACCACACAGACCCAGACGGGTTTCGCACGTTGGCCGAGACGGCTGACGTGGGTGGCATTGACCTAGGCGACCCGGCTGAAGTGGCAGCAGCCAACGACCCCAGCCTGGAAGAGATTGCCACCCGTGCAGCAGCCGAACGGGCAAAGGCTGAAGCCAAGAAGGCGGGTGGCCGGGGTAAGAAAAAGGCCAAGCCGTCTAAGGCCAAAGACCCGATCCCAGGGACGTGGACGTGGGAAGGTGAGTTGGCAGGAGTCCGGGTGTTGGTAGATGACCCTAACACCAAACCGTGGAAGGGCATTCTGCAGGACACGTACCAAGGCCCGGCAGGCACCGTTGCCCAAGTGGAGGACAATGAAACCGGTAACACCTATGACGTACCGCTGGACTGCCTACGGCCTGAGTAGCCCCCCAGAAATCCCACCAATTTGGTGGGGGAACCCCCAAGGGTCCGGAATACCCCGTAAAACAAGCGGTATTCCGGACCCTGTTTTTTTGCCCCTAAAGGCTTTTTTGCGGGTCTGGGGGTTGTGCTAATAGTTGGCCCCGCCTATAACTGTCTCTGTGGGGCACGGGCCTCGCAAGCTCTTTGACAACTCAAGCGGCAAGGCACCGGGGCAACCCGGTGGGGTCGGGTACAACACCCCCGGCTCAAATGGGGCCAAGCACCCAGCAACCTTGCCGGGCAACAAGCAGGCGGGGCAGGTTGGCCCTACTGCCCTACCCCACCGCTGGCGTATGCGGGGTGCAGGCTACTACCAGTAGCCGCACCGCACTGGGGGCCACCGCAACCTACTGGGTTCGCTACCCGGTTGGTTACCCTGCCTGCTTGTTGTCAAACCCGTCGGCAGGGATTGGTACTCTGTCTTGAAAAGTTACCTCGAAACGGGAGTAGGCAATCATGGCTACGCGATTCACTAACACGGCGACCGGACAAGTTTCATTCACCAGTGAGCAGACCGCAATGATCTTGAACACGAACAGCATCTTGTACAACGGTGCTGTTGGTGCCCTGACAGTCAAAGGGCTGTGGGAAAACAGAGAAGCCCTTGATGGGACAACTGACCAAGTACACGCTGTTCGAACCTTCATCAAAACCCTCGGAAGGAAATCTAACTAAAGTCTGTTGAGCACGGCGACCGATACTACTACTAGACCACACCAACCACTACCAACCATAACCGGGAGCAAGCACATGTTCGACTTCGACATGGATTTCATCACAAACGCGACTGACTTCAACAACGCCCTCGCCACTGCCATCAACAACAAAGACCTGGACGCCCTGTGTAAGATCCACTACCTCACCAGTGCTGACCTGTACCCAGTGCAAGAGTGGGTCCAGACCAAAGAGGAAAGGGCTGCACAGGTCAGCCTGCTCCAAGCCGCTTACAATGTCATTGACTCAGATGGGATTTGTGCTTTGCCACTACCGGCCCCCAAGAAAACCCGCCGACCCTCATGTGGTGAGTGCGGCAACCCGATGACTCCCTACAACGCTGGGACCATCACTCCTAAGTACCGGTGCAACTCTGCTCACTGCTGCCCCACGATTGGTTCGGACTGCTAGTACACCTCACTACTCACCATTCACTACCATCAACTGAAGGAAACAAACCATGGGCATTTACATTTACACCCTGAAGGCTGCCACCCGTAACCTAGTGCTGGACTCTATGTTGATTTCCAACACTAGAGGGGACACTGGAACCGTAACGGTCAACCTGTGTAGCTTTGCTCACAAGTGCTTCACCACGCATAGCAACCGCCTGGAAGCTCAACGTGAGCAGCAGATTAACCACGGCTGCGACCAGTACACCAAGGCCCACTACCCCGGTAGCCGCCCCACTGGGTGGGGGTCGCAGACGCGAACAGTGCATGGCATTACACCCGTTGAAGTGTGGGCCGTGCTGTACGGCTTTGAGGAAGGCAGCCCCGTGTACCGCAACGTGACAGATGGCGTGTGGTCTGACGGCGATTGCTTCCCAGGAGAGTACGTTGGCACGCTGACTAAGAAGGGCGGACGCTGGCACGTTGTACCTGACCGGGGTGAACTGGGAGAGGGGCATTACCGACGCCAACAATAATAAGTGGTGTTGTGGTGCCTATGCCCACCCCGCCACCCACCACCGTACCACATACAAACTGACCCGTGGGGTAGGTGCCCCATAACTAGTAAGGAGTAACCACATGGCTGAACGTAATTGGATTGTTAGTTGGCGACTGAAGCGGACACCAACTAAGAAACGTACTGCCCGGCCCACCACACGGGCCAAAGCAGTCAAGCAGTTTATAGGACTGCGGCAGTTGGGCTACAGTGCTGAGTTAGGCACGCTGGAGAGTGGCCCCCTCCCCATGCTGTTTATCATGGCAACACACCGTCGCCCCCATTGGGGGTTCGTTGACGGGCAGCACGTAGTACAGGGCTACCACCCTGACTATGTGGACAAGAGTATTTCCGGACTGGTTGCTGAGTTGTCAACTAACTAACCACACCCACTAACTGAAGGAACACTATTATGAGTCAACCCGGATGGGAAGGTGCCGAGCACTACTGTGACAGTAACCACGGCACCCCTGACCCTGTACCTGCCAACCTGACTAGACGGGAGCTAGTGCGGCTCCTGGCCATTGAACTACGTAAGGCAGTTGGCAACGGTTTGCTGACCATGCAGGAGGCCGTGCAGTGCTTGAAGAACAGCCGCGACCAGCCCTGCTACAAGCGGACACCCCACTACAGCAACTAACACCCCCCTTTGGAGGCTGAGAAGATGACCGTTAAAGAAGGTGACATTGTGAGACTGACCGGCTCCGACCTGCCTGGAAGCACGTATCAGGTCTACGGCTTGTGGCCAAGGGGACGGGCTAAGCTCAGGTCAGTGAAGCAGGTGAAGGGTTTAGGATGGGTCACAGTGCAACCAGAAAGAACCCGAGAGGTCGCAATCCACTGGGTCCAAACAATTACTGAAGGAACATAACTATGTTGTTCAGAGTTAGAGTCGTTGAAACGTCTAACAACCTGTGGGCGTTTTCGGAACAGGTCCACACGTTTAAGGTTGAAGCCAACGGTCCGGCCCATGCGGGGGATGTGGCAAAGCTCATGGGGCTTGGCCTAGTAGATGATGCCGTGGAACCACAAAGCCCAGACTGGTACGAGTGTATGAAAAGATTCAAAGTTACCAAAGTGGTACGGGTTGCATGAGAACTAACCGGGCCACTGGCCCACAACTAGGAGCAAGCGTATGGCAGGAACTATTAGTGTGGAAGACCTAACCCCGGAGCAGCGTAAACGGTTAGGCATACGGTTACCCCGGAAGCGGGGCATGACGGTACACGATGTACGTACCTACGCCCTTGCTGCGTTGTACCCGTTGCGTGACCTCACCCGTAGCGACCGGGCTAGGGTACTGAGGCAGATGGCTAAGATGAACGACGCCTAGCCTCTTACACATACCACACCACCCCACCGGGGGGTGGTTGTGGTGTGTGGCGGTTAGCGGTTATAATGATTGGCCCGGCATATAACTATGTGCCACAATTAGGAGCAAGCACACCATGTCCCAGATAACTATTAGTCCTGAGTTTTTTAGCAAGGCCCGTAATGACTACCGTAACTGGCAGTGGGCGTTGCTGCGTGAGTTTTTCCAGAACAGTATAGACTGCGGCAGCAAACAGGTGGACGTTACCATCAGGGAAGCCGGTGGTGGCTGCACCACGGTTATAGTGGCCAACAACGGTAGCCCTATGACCGAGGATACTCTGGTTGGCAAGCTGCTGGCACTGGGTGCCAGTGGTAAAGACTTTGCCGACGGTAGCGTGGGTGGCTTTGGCAAAGCCAAGGAACTGCTGTACTTCTGCTGGGAAGCCTTCAAGATTCACACAGGTAGGCTGGAAGTCAGTGGTACCGGGGCTAACTACAAGTTGCGACGCAATGCCCCACGCCTGGAAGGCACTACCAGCACCATCACCATACCTGAGGAATGCGGTGCTGACCTGTTACAACAGGCTAAGCGGTTCATCAGTCTTAGTAACGTGCGGTGCACGTTTACTGTGAACGGTGAGCAAGTGGATGGCGGTATGCGACGGGGCTATTACCGTCGCGACCTGCCCTTCGGCCGGGTGTACACCAACAAGCAGGCCAGCCGGTTACTGGTTGTGAGGATTGGTGGTACGCCCATGTTCACGCAGACCACCAAGTACGACGGGTGTGTGGTGGTAGAACTGGAAGGTATTAGCAGCGACGTGCTGATGTCCAACCGGGACGGCTTGCGTTGGCAGCAACAGGCCCAGTTGGATGAGTTTCTAACTGACCTGATTACCAACAAGCGTAAGGCACTGAAGCCTAAGCCCATAGAGTACCTGCGGTACGAGGGCGATAAGGTGGCCTGCACTGGCTTCGCTGCACAGGCAGCCAAGCACGCAGCCAAGACCACGGCAGCTAAGACCGTGACGGCACGCCCTGCGGAAGAGGGTGGTCCTAGTCTTGGTGACGTAGTTACCAGTGGCGACACTGGCCAGTATGATAACCGGCCAGTGGTGGAGCAGCACTACGGCCAGATAAAGTTTAACCTGGACGGCAGCCAGCCAACCCCCGAGCAACACCAGCAGATGGTGGATGCCGGTGTGTACGTGTTGGCCAGTGCCTTCGTCATTAAGAATGAAACTGGCTACAAGGTTAAAAAGCAGTACAGGCCGGATAGCCCGGACTTCTGCAAGTATGCCTACCGCATCATGACCATCTGGACCAAGCTGCTGGTCAAGCTGCATGAGGTGTACGGCTGGGATGACCAGTTTACAGTGGGCTTTATATTCAGCGATGACGACGTGCTGGCTCAGTACGAATGTACTGAGAAGCACGGCAAGGTGTACTACCTCAACCCGGTTAACATTGCGGACGGCAAGTATACTCGCCGTTATAACTACAGTCCCAACCGGGCAAGGGGTGACCTGCACCAGTTGGCTATAACCGCTGTACATGAGTTGGTGCATGGCATGGGCTACCTGGACCATGACGAGAACTACGCCAACAAGCTGACTGACATGGCTGGCCTGTTGTTGGGCCACCTACCTGAACTACTTTCCTGCTACAAGAAGTGAGGACGCCATGGTATTAACCCCTGCTCAGGCAGCCAAGGTTATAGGCTGTAGTCCGCAACAGGTCCGCACCCTTATACGTGTGGGCCGGTTGCGGGCACGACGGGTACCTACTCGTAATAACCAGCACGGCTACCGCTACACCATTGCACTACATGACGCGGAACTATACCGCGACACACCACAGCCCAAGGGCTATCCCCGTGGCCGTAAGAGGCCCAACACTAAGGAGCAAGCACGATGAGGAAATCACAGATTGAACAGGGAAGACTATATGTGGCCACAGTGGGTGGCGAGCAGACGTCCGTACGTGTGGACGCTATTACACAGAACAGCCGGGGTCGTACCCGGTACACTGTCACTGAGCCTGTAACCGGGTTGGAACATACGTTTCGTAGTGCTGCTAGGTTTGTCTGCCTCAACAGCACCGACGCCTGTGCCAACGACGGCACAGGGCTTGGTGGTATCCCGCCACACCAGGAGCCCAGTATTGGGTTGGCCAATGTCCTACGTGGGGACAGGCCGTTGATACGGTGCACGGCACCGCACTTGGTTGTTATTGCACGGGCTGGTACTGGCAAGACCACCACACTGGTGGAAGGGTTAAAGCTGGTACAGGGTGGCACCAGCCCCCTAACCCCCAGCCCCCAGCAGGCAGCCGTGTGGGACGCTATGCAGTTGAGTGCAGGTAAGGTCCGCACCATCTGCTTCGTCGCCTTTAATAAGTCCATCGCCACAGAGTTGCAGCAGCGGGTACCCGCAGGCTGTGAAGCTATGACAATGCACAGCATGGGCTTTAAGGCTGTAGGTAAAGCCTGTGGCCGGGTGAAGGTTAACCAGTACCGGGTGCAGGATATTGTGGCTGAGTTGCTGGGCCAGGATAGCCGTGCCCTGCGACGGGATGAGAAGAAACGGTCCATGGTCCGGGCCACTGCCAAGCTGGTTAGCCTGTGCAAGATGAACCTCGTGGGACTGGGTGCTACTCAGACCAACCTGCTAACTACTATGCAGGATGAGTTGCAACAACTGGCAGCCCACTATGACGTGGAGCTTAATGGTAGCGAGGCTGAAGTGTTTGACCTTGTGCCCCGAGTGCTTGACCGTTGTAAGGATGTGACCCGTGACGGGTGCATAGACTTCGACGACATGATATGGCTACCCGTGGCCTTGGACCTGCCCGTCACCCAGTACGATCTGCTGCTGGTTGATGAAGCCCAGGACCTGAACCGCTGCCAGCAGCAGCTTGCCCTGAAGGTAGGCAGTAGGCTGGTACTGTGTGGTGATCCCAAGCAGGCTATTTACGGGTTTGCCGGTGCGGACAGTGACAGCATACCCCGCCTGGAAGAGATCCTTAGCGAGACTAACCGGGGCTGCACTAGTTTGCCACTGACAGTGACCCGCCGTTGTGGCAAGGCCATAGTGGAAGAGGCCCGTGCGTTGGTACCAGACTTTGAAGCCCACCCCGACAACGGTCCTGGCACCGTGCTACGGGCTGCGTATAAGGGTGATGGTAATTACCGCACCATAGCCACAGGTGGCGACATGGTACTGTGCCGTGTTAATGCTCCGCTGGTCAGTGAGTGCTTTAGGTTTATTAAAGACGGGGTGCAGGCTAACATCCAGGGACGGGACATTGGTCAAGGTCTCATTAGCACCGTCAATAGGCTTAAGGCATCTGACGTACCTAACCTAGTGGGCCGGTTGACTGACTGGCTGCACGCAGAAGAACGAAAGGAAAACGCTAAGCGTAATCCCAGTTCGGCCCGGCTCATTGCTTTGCAAGACCGGCACGATTGCCTGCTGTGCTTCACTGAGGAAGCCCAGAGTATTGCGGACGTCATTAGTAAGATCGAGCAGATATTTACTAACGACCGAAACACTCCCGGCATCATGCTGAGCAGTGTACATAAGGCCAAGGGGTTAGAAGCCGACCGGGTGTTTTTGCTGGAGCCGGAAGGTGCGGGTATCCCACACCCCATGGCTAAGAGTGCATGGCAACGTGACCAGGAAATGAACCTGCGTTACGTGGCTATCACTCGTGCTGCTAAGGTGCTGGTGTATGTTAGCTAGCATCGTGCATACCTATTACCAAGGAAGGAACTATTAGTATGCCAACACTAGGACTGATGGAGTTTGCCTGTTTACTAACTGCCATGGCTGGTATGTCCGCACTGGCGGACTGGCTGGGCTGGCTTGAATAATAAGGAGTGTGCACTGCATGAGTGCTGTTACCCGTACCGATGACCGTGACTATCTGGACCAGCGTGACGAACTGCTGGGTGGCATCTTTATAGCTGCCGACAGCTTGGGCTGGAACACAGCAGAGCTTTCCAGGCGTAGTGGTGTGTCATTGGCTACCATTGACAAATATAAGCAGGGGCAGATACCTAGCCCCCGCCTGGACACCCTGTACTGGTTGGCTGATGCGGTTGGCCTGTGGTTGTCCTTCACTGAAACCGGGGCTTAGCCCCCTTACCCCTGCTGCTTCCACCCCCCCGGTGGTACCCATAAAGTTGGGTGCTGCTGGGGGGTTTTTTCGTGCAGCCATTTAACGGCCCTGTGTGCCCCTGTACGGGCCTTGGGTACTGGTAAGGCTAAAACCCATGCCCAACTGATTACAGGCCCGTACAGAGCCATATGGCAGCCTTTACGGGCCATGGGGGTACACACGGTGCTGCACAGGGCCACACAGCCCCCCTGTGAGCCTTGGGCCGTAAATGCAGCACTTACCCTGCACCTGTTCAGCTAACGCCCCAGCCCCACCCCACAGGCACGTGCCGGAGCGAGCGGACCCATGCCGCAGGGCGGGGACTGGGACTGAATGGCTGACAGTAACGCCTGTACGGTCTTCCGTACTTGTGGCTGTTCCAGGCGTGGCTGTACTGGTAGGTACACCACCTGCCTGCTGGCCCGGTAAGCGGCTAGGTGCTGCACCGGGGCTGCGTATTCTGGTTGCTCACTCATGGGCTTAAACCCTAGACGGGCTGCCACCCCTGCCGTGTTTAACTTGCTGACCAGGAGCGAGGTGTTAGTTTCCGATGGTAGGCATATGTCGTACACCCAGCACACTGCACGGGGTGGCTGGTGGTAGGCCGGGGGCACTAGCTGGTCGTACCAGTTACACACCTGTGTTCGCTTGGTCAGGTTGTCTTCCACGGTGGCTAGGCTTCCTAGTATTAGCGTGGCGTGGCAATTGCTCAGTCGGGCATTAACGCCCCGTGGTATGTGTTTGAAGTCATGGTCGGGGGTGAATCCCAGGCTCCGTAGTTGGCGTGCCTTGGTGGCGTGGGCCTGTTGCTTAAAGGCCACCATACCACCTTCCTCACCGGCTATAATTTTGTTCCGGTAGAAACTCCAGCAGGCTGCGGTGCTGGCCGGGTGGGGTGCTATGCCGTGGGCTTCGGCTAGGTCTTCTACCACGGCTAGGTTGTGCTGTGCTGCTAATGTGGACACGCCTACCATGTCACACTGTCGGCCATATATGTGGACCACCATTATGGCTCTGGTGCGTGGTCCTATATGTTGGCTGTAGGCTTTGGGGCTTACCAGTAGATTGGTGGGATCGCAGTCTACAAACACAGGCACCAGCCCGGCCATGGTTACCGCACGGGCACAGGCCACCATGGTAAACTCGGGCACTAACACCTCGCTGCCCGGTGGCAGACATAAGGCTTCCAGGGCTAAGTGCAGGGCAGCCGTACCGGTAGCACAGGCCACCGTGTTGGGGTTGCCTATCCACTGGCCGTACTTGTGCTCCAGGTCTTGGTACGGTTGCACGGCTAGAAATCCCAGCGGTTGTTGTTGGCGTGGTAGTAGTCAATGGTCCGTTGTAGAGCCAGCTTTAGGGGAACCCGTGGGCGTTGCCTGATAACACCATACAGCTTGGTGTTGTCGCTTTGTAAGTGCCATATTTCCCAAGGGCGTACACGCTCTGCATCCGTATTTATAGAGGTGCTGCCAAAGCCCATCAGGTCACCTATCAGAACGGCTAGGTCGTAGATGGTTATGGCCTCTTCGCTGCCCATGTTGTATACGTCGCCATACTGACCGTGCTCCAGTAGTTCTATGGCCATGGCTACGGCATCCCCCGCATACTGGAAATCCCTAGTGCTGTTGTTGCCCAGTTGCACCAGTGCGTTATCCCGGCCCTGTTGGGCAGCCAGTTGGCTTATAATCTCTGGGATAACGTACTCATGGGTTTCCCGCTCACCCACACAGTTAAACTGACGCATGGCAATAGCCGGAACACTGGCCTCACGCCACCTCACCTGGACTAGCCCGTCGGCTGCTAGCTTGCTTACCCCGTAGGTGCTGTGAGCCTGCACGGGGTCGGTCTCCTTAATCTTACCCTTCATATCTCCATATATTTCTGCACTGCTAACCTGTAGCAGCCCTTCCACCCCAGCCTGCTGGCAGGCATTAAGTACCCGCAGCACAGCCACAGCGTTAATGTCAAAGAAGTGCAGTGGTCGTTCCCAGCACTCAGGTATGTACGGCTCTGCTGCGTAGTTGAATACAAACTGTATGTCGTGGTCTACCAGGAGCCGGGTGGTGGTAGATTCCTCATCGCGTATGTCATGCCATACAAACTTAGCAGCCGGGTGTACGTGCTTGGGTAGGCCACTTATCAGGTTGTCCAACACCAGCACGGTGCAGCCGTAGTCTTCCACCAGCCGGTTAACTAGGTGGCTACCCAAAAACCCAGCACCACCAATAACACAGGCATTGGATTTTAGTATGCTCCTGGCTTCCATCTTTCTCGCTCTCCTTGGGTCAACAATAAACCAGAACCTGTCCAACGTCGTCTTCTTTATATTCCAGCATCAGTATCCGCTTAGCCACATTAAACAGTTGGTGCTGTATGAGGTCCCATCCTTCATCCCCCAAGTTGCGGATTATCATTCGCCTCATACTTACCACTATGGCCCAGTCATATTTAGACTGGGGTATATGGTGTGTCAGGTAGTGCAAGTCGTTACGTAGATCATCCACGTAGAACAGGGGTACGTTATGAGCCTCATCCACCGGGGTGTAGTTAGCCTTGGCCATGTCTATAAAGTCTGGGGACAGGTCAACACCCGTATAGGTGCCCTGCCAGGACGGCGGTAGCAGGTCTATCATTCTGCCCCATGCACACCCCCCATCCAGAACACTGTCGGCGGGTTGTATATGTTCAGCCAGTATTTCCCGGTGTCGCTGTTCTATGCGTTGCCACTTTTCTGGTGGGCAGTGGAACACAGCGTGGTGTAGGTGCTCGGCACCGTGCAACTGCTCCTGCCAAAAAGCAGGGTTTAATATGTCCTGGGGCATAGGAGTAGAGATTGTCATAACAGATGGTCCTCCGCAGTTTTCACCAGTGCACGGCATCGGCGTGTGTACGTGTGGTGGGCTAAGGTATGGGCGTACCCGGCTGCGGCTATACGGTGGCAGACATCGGGGTGGTGGAGGTAGTGCTCTACTTTTTCGTTTAGGTCTTGCCGGGTGTGGTAGTACACAAGATGGACACCGTCGGTGTAGTGACGGGTTAGGTTGTGGCAATAGGGATGCAACATGAACCCACCATAACCCAGCGTAAGGTACACACGGTTACTCCAGTAAAGGTCTGTGGTTGGTGAGTCCGGGGCGATCATTATCCGGGACCGGGCTATAACGTCAGCCAATTGGCTGCCATGCACCCCACTAATTACATGGTGGAAACTACTACCGTAGGTTGATACCAGTTCGTCCACATGGCTCTCGCGTCCTGTACCACCACCAGTCCGTATACCGGTCAGAGCTATAGGCGGTCCGGCTGGTAGTGGGTTACCTGGAAGGGCCGTTCTAACGTCAGCCCCTTGGGTCAGGTGGTGGAGTTTACCACTGGTGTCATGAGATACCCAATCCCCGTCGGTGCAGAATCCTAGGTCTACTAGTGGGGTTACCGCTTCCATCCACTGCACACGTTGGCCGTTACGTACATCCAGTTTAATATCGTCATAGGTCACTAGGTCAAAGTACCAGAACACTTTGGGAATAGTTATCTTCCTGATGGTATTAAGATCCTGCCATTTATGGAACAGGCATATGTCTGCTCCCCCGATGTGGGCACTAGCTTGGTGACCACGGTTTTCGTCTATGGTTGTGACGGTGTGGCCCAGTTCCCGCAGTCCATAGGTAATTGCTCCCTCGTCATCGTTACCACCGCCCCGGTGTTTAGCCACGTATAGTATGTGCATGGTGTAGGCTAACCTATTATGTATTCCAGGTACTGAGGACCAAGGCTTTCCCAACTCATATCCTCGGCCCAGTGCTTACCAGCTAGTGACTGGCTGGATATATCCTGGTCGTACCACTTGTCCATTGTGGCGGCTATGTCTTCTGGGTCTATCACTGCCTCGTCAAACTCTATACACCGTCCACTGACACAAGCCCGGTGTGTGCCAAGTACAGGTATCAGGGCTTCGTTAGGTAGCCATGTTGTCATTGGGTACCGGTGTGTGCCCATCACCAGCATCCCGGCAGCACGGGCTTCCTGTAAGGCTAGGCTGAGACCATTAAACTTCTCGGGGAAAACAAACACGTCCCCGGTGTTCCACAGTTCATCGTACGGCAGGGTGCCCCTTATAATGCTAACCCGTTCGTCGCTCGCTATTTCTGGTACCTGACTTACTAATCCTGGGAAACTACCGCACTGCCCACGCACCAGCAGCCGTAGTGGACTCTGTACATACTTCATAGCCTGTAGTAGTTCCAGGGTACCATTACGCCCACGTAGCCCAAGGTGTCCACCATTGTGTACGTAGGTGCGGGCCTTGTGCCGTTGCTGCCAAGGTACCTGGACCGGCACAGGTATAAAGGTGCTGTTTAGAGGATAGTGGCGTAGGTCCAACAGGCTAGGACATATGTAGCTGTCGGGGCAGTAGGGCAGGGTGCGGGGCATACATTCGTACATGGGCATGAGTACGGTACGTACACCGTTGTCGCGGCAGTAAGGTATTAGATCCCAACTAAATGGGGTTTCAAAAAACAGCATCGCGTCCATGCTCTTAACAAAGTCCCTAGCTAGGTCCATGTTAAGCGGGGCCATGGGGGTGACCGGTGCATCAGGATACCAGTCATTAGCTGGACGGTTGTAGTGCTCTACCACCAGGATGTCGGTTACCACCCCGTTGTCGATAAATGACTTGGCCAGTATGCCCAGCCCTTGGCTAGTGGCGTATGCCAGTGTGCCTACTTTCATGCGTCTATTCCATACATAACTGCGTCATTACCTACCCCGTAAAAGTGGTGTAAGAAACCAACAAACCTAAACCCGACTGCTGTATAAAACTCCCGAGCAATCCGGTTGTTATGCCGGGTAATAGCAAACACCATAGGGATAGGTAGTGGACGGCCATGGATCGGGGGGTGTGCCAGTTTCTTCAACAGCGTATCTACAAGTTTGCGACCACGCCCTCGGCCCCGCTTGGTGCCCACCTGTATGTCAAATATTTCCACAGTATTTCCTGACCCTTCTCTGTAGGTTAGGAAGTCCTTTGGGCTGTCCAGGGTTATGGTTTTCATGGGCATGGCTGTGCTTCTATTGACTCAGTGGTGGGTAGCAGTTGAAGGGCGTCGTAGGCTTCACCCTTAAAGGTTTCAGGTAGCTCACGGTATCCACGGTTCTTCATACTACTGAGGTCGGTACCTGTGTGCTGCACCAAGGTGGGGGCGTGTACGTACTCTAGCCACTGGATAGCTTTAAAGGCTGTCACCACTGTGCCGTCCACACTACGCCAGCCACGTTGGGCATTCTGCGGGTGGGAAATTATATGGGACTGTTCCAGCAGGGTACTAATTGCCGGACGGTTAAACACCAAGGCCAGTGCACCACGACCCATCTGGTTACTGGCGTGCCACCCGGTATACTCCTCACTGGGTGGAGGGCTTTGGTTTACCGGGTAGGTGTAGAGGTTGTAGTACAGTTCATGGGAACCGTGGGTGTAAGTAGTCTGTTCCAGGTACCGTCGTAAATTGCGGTAGGTAATTATGTCATCCTGGAATATTGCGTACCGCTCAGCCGCTGGGTTGCGTATGTACAGTTCCCATAGGGCCAACAGCCAATTACCGTAGGTCCGTATGGTGGGGTAGTGGGTGGTCACTTCCAGGCCCAGATAGTCATACTGGCTAGCGTTCTGTACACCGTCCACAAACAACCTTGGCTTATCAAAGCCACCAGCAGCCAACGATTCTAAGGTGCGTGGTAATAGATTGTCGAACCGCTGGGGTACCGTGGTTACACCGTAAGCCCATCGCATTGCAGCACCTTATGTATTAGGGTGGTTTCTCTATCCATCTTCGGCACCAAGGCACCTACATACGGGGCAGGTAGCTGGGACAGTTCATCCCATAGAGATTGAAAACCTTCCTCGCCCCGCTGACTACCGTGGTATATACCGTTACCCCAGCGGTACACGTAGCTGGGCTGTGGTCCCCGTGGGTAGCTGTAGTGGTGGGCTGTACCGGCTTCGGCTTTAAGAGCCGAGCCTAGTTGCTGGTCAAAGTCCAGGCGTGCTGTGTTGGGGTAGCCTCCAATACGTTTAAGAAGGTCTACCGTAAATGCCCAGGAACTGTGGAACCTACCATCTGCACCTTCTAGTACAGTCCCACCCATGGGCTGCTCGTAAGTGCTATGTACGGTGCGGCTGGTCAGGTATTCTCCCCCTGACATAATAGCGTCGGAGATACTCTGTAAGTGCCAAGGTAGGAACACGTCATCATCTTCCCAGATGACAAACGCATCTGGATTCCATTCGGCTGTGGCTATGTCTATCAGTGCTGCAAACTTGGCTGGCAGGGTGGTATACCGACTGCTCTGCACTATGCACCTTATACCGTCATCAGACACCGGACTGTCCGCGTGCTGGCTTGCGTCGTCCAGCACAAACAACCTACTTAGGTGTGCGGGGTAGGTCTGCTGCACATAGCAGGCGGCTGCATTAGCTAAGCAGTTGGGACGTTTATACGTGGGGCACAGGCAAGCCAAGCGGGGTAGTTGGTTAGTCATATGCCACGTCCTCCTTATAGTTAGCCGGTCCCAAAGTATCCAAGTGATTTTGTAGATGGCGGCTAAAAACAATACCCGTCCAGGCTGGGTTTATGCGGTCCAGGTAGTACCTATCTTCATCTGTCATAGTGTCCGGGGTTAGGTACCACGGTAGGTGCCGGGCTTGGTACGGTGCTTTGCTGCGTAAGGCTGGACCATAGTGGGCTGGAGGCTGCCCATCGTGTGAGCGGTAGACGGCAAAAGTAGTGGCCACGTCAGCGTCATAAAACTTGTCATCCCGTTCGTCTTCCCAGTACCGTGCCTCGCGGTTGCGTGTAAACTCTTGTAGTGGGTTGTCATCAGGTATGTCTTCCAGGGCTAAAGATACACCCACCTTGCGTATCTCAGGGTATTGATCCAGCCCACTGGTCAGGTGCTGCAACAGGTCAACCGGGCAACCACTGAGGTCCAGGTCGCTGTCAGTTACAGCGTACACCTTACCGGGGGGTATTAGGCGGCTACGATTTGCCCACAGTACACGTGGTCCAAAATCCTCAGTTCCTAACTCTACTTCCACCGGGCAGGCGTGGTTATACCAGTGTAACAGGGGAGGATAGGTGCTGGCGTTGTCTATGATAACCGGGTCGGCATCAGGTAGCGTTAATAGGTACTCCACCATATTGCGGGTGCTGGTCAGCCGGTTGTAGTTAATAATAAATATCCTCACGGCTTCACCGGGGTGGTTAGTTTAGGCCACCGGGCAAGAGGACAGTTTTGGCTTTGGAGTGATGCCTTCTTATCTACAAAGCAACCACAGGCAGCACACTGGCTGTCCACCCGTTGGTCGCACAAGTTACACGCTTGTAGCCGGGCCTTGTAGTCCTTCGCGTTGGTAGTCTCACCCCCGGTGACTACGTGCGTGCTTATAGCTTTGGCAAGGTTGGTAGCCATCTTTAGTTTACTGGGCAGCTTGGGCTTATCCTTCTTTAGCTTACCCAGTACGGTTAGTCCGTACTGTTCTGCTGTGTGGTAAATCACAGACCACTCTGGGAATTCTGCAAGGAATACCGCCACGGCATCAAGCAGTCCCTGTCCACCGTCACTACCTATGCTCCCGTGTATCTGCGTGTCGTGCATTACTATATATCTTCTTGTGGTCGAAGATCCGAACTTTAATAGTTCTACCAGTAATGCGTCGAACGTGTGCTCCATATCTAAAAACAGTAAGTCGGTTTCCTCTATAGAAGATACTTCTCCGCTGGTTTTGCTAGTCACTGTAAAATCCACAGACGTATTTTCCAGTCCCTCTACCTGCCTGATTAGGGAATCCCGTTCTGTGTTATAGCTAACAAGGGTTTTAGGTAGCCCAGCCAGTAGGGCTATTACACTCTCGCGTCGGTTGCTAAACTCCGTCACGTGGTCAACCTGTTCAGCGAGTTCCTTTAGCTTGGGCAGGTGTTGATCCAGATCCCTAGGAATACCCTTCACATAAAGGTACGCATCTTCGATGGTCTTTATAGAACCGTGGTTCCCGGTGTCCCCTGCACCACAGGTGCCACACCCTTCTCCCTCATTAGGATCCATGGCTTTAACTGGGTCACTAACTAATAGTTCCCAGTGGTCTTCCTGCATTAGCCCAGAAGCCACGAAGTGTTCGTGGATAGGATCAAGAGGCCACCCCATCTCGGTAAACTCTAACACGTAGTTGCGGATTTTGTTCCACCGGGTGAGCGGGTATTTAACCCCGCTGGGTCTTCCAAATCTGTGGAGCCACTTCAATGGGGGCAGGCACAGTGCCTTATGCCCGGCTTCCCTATACTTACCGTGTATGTATAGTTCTTCTCCACCGAACCCCCGTGCATCTGGGTTGAACCCCAACCACGCATCTCGGCGACAACTAAACAGGCCGAGGCCTTGTGCTGGTATCTCAAAGGGCTTGTCATCCTTGCCCATACCCAGCATATTAAACCCTTCCCTGGAATATGCCTCTTCGTGCCCAGCCCAGCCAAGTATGGGGAGCTTTTTCTTACAGGTACCGCAAGACTCTATAGGTATGTAACCAGGAGACACCAGCCTTGGCTTAGTGACTGGGTTTTGTTCTCCACTGGGTTTAAGAGAAAAGACAACCCCGTCGTCTCCACACCCGCACTTCCAGGCGGTTCCCCATGTCCCCCACATCTCCGACCGCCACTCATCATCGAAGTGGGTACTAATCTGGGTCATACTGTCATAGAGAAGGGGACCGGTTAATAGGTCAGAAGTATCTGGATGTTTAGAGTAGTAGTCCAGCAGGTATTCCAAACCCCCTGGAGCTATGAGTACATGGCAGTCCATCACTAGCACGTAGTCCCCAGTGGCAACCTGAAATATAGTATTCCTGGCTGGGCTGGTGCCAGTGGGGGAGGCCTGCTCTACGTACTTTACGCCCCCGCCTGTACCCTGAGACTGGCTCTGGATGAAGTTTTTTACAGCTTGGCCTAAAACCGACTGTGGGTTGTTGTCTACAACAACCACTTCCACTTCGGACATTAACTCTGTGTGGTAGAGCCTTAAAGATTGGAGTGTAAAGTACACCCCGTCAAAGTCATCAAAGTGGGCCATCCCAATGGTTAGTTTAGGCATCTTTCTCGCTCCTGGTATGAGACCTAATTCGCGTGCAGTATTAATGTGTTGGACCTACGTCTATTACATACACTCACCGTTAGTGTCAGAAACACCAGAGGCACAGGCTCTGATAGCTGTCGGACCTTCGTATACAGTTGTTCCCTCCAACGGAGGACAACAGCAGCCTACTTCATTATAACAACTGTTAGAAGGTACATACGGTGGGCCGTATTCGTACTGGAAGGTCATGGGGTTAAAGCCCCAGTCATAGACACAGTTGGTAAACAAACTGCAATCGGGTTCGCCTGTTGTAGTTGTGGGCGGTGCGGCTGTTGTTGTAGGTGCTGCTGTAGTTGTAGTTGGTGCTGCCGTTGGTGCTGCCGTTGTAGTAGGTGCTGCGGTGGTTGGGGCTAGGGTGGTAGTAGTTGGGGGCAGGGTAGTGCAATCACCGGAACATGGAGGCTCAGTAGTTATAATTCCCCCGGAAACACAGTGTGTGGATGCTCCACTAATACAGTTACCGTTGTTGCTTGGGTGGTCCCCTATAACGGGTGCCGCAGCAGACCCACACGCCCCGGCATCACCGGTACCTGCACAGGTCATCGACGACAGGTAGTATTTAGATTTGTTCTCGCACCATATCCAAGTGGCTGAACCTGAGCAGGGGTCAGCAGTGGTAGTGGTACTAGGAGCAATGGTGGTAGTGGTCGTCGCACAGGTTACGACCGCTGTTTCACAAGAATCCGTACCACTGTATCCCGGTTGAATACAACTACATTGTGGACCACATTTATCTATTGCCACTGTCCATATGGAAGAGACTGTGTCCCACTGAAACTTACACCAAGCACACGGGCCAGGAGTGGTAGTAGTTGGAACGGATGTGCTTGTGGTTGACGTGTAGCAGTGCCCACAGGGACCCCCCGTCCCCGGTGGTACGGTAGGCGGGGTGGGCATTACACAGTTAACGGTAATAGGGGCACAGTCAGCACCACCGTTATGAGTTGGATAAGGACAGGAGCAGTAACCCCAACCGTAGAGACAAGTCCAGGTACAATTATCATCAACCCATACCCACCTGTTTAGAAGGGGCACCCACCAGAAGGTACACGTATTAGAGCAGGTCGGGGAACACGTTCCAGGCGTTCCCTGAGTTATACATGGTGCACTGTGTGTATCGCAGAAGTCACCACCAACTGGAGGAACACCACAGGGACAACTGCTGTCGCAGTTATTAGAGACCAACCGCCACCCGGTACCGCCACCACCGTAGTGGCCGGTAAATACCCACTCACATCCGCCAGCACAACTACCACCAGGAGGTAGGGTGCTACCCGGTGGAAGTGTCGGCCCCCCGGCTAATGTTGTGCTGGTGCTACAGTCACAGGTGGTGGTGGTTGGACCGGGGGTAGTTGCCATACAGGGGGGTGGTTGAGGATTACCCTGCACGCAACTGGTTACATTACATTCTCCGTCGGTGGTTCCACAGTAGTTTGGATAGTTACATTCACAAGGTGCCTGAGTAGTGGTAGGACCGGTGGTAGTAGGACCGAGGGTGGTGGTGGGGGGTAAAGTAGTGGGGCTCCAGGTAGTGGTAGTGGTGGGGCATACACAGGTGGTGGTAGTGGTGGGACCGGCAGTTGTAGTAGGACCCACGGTAGTACTGGAAGTAGGTATACCCGTACTGGTAGTTGTAGGAGCAGCGGCACAATTATTGGTGTCTATGTTCCAGATACCAGCAGTATCATCCCACACCCACTTACACGTACCTGAACAGGGGCTAGCTGAAGGACCAGGAAGCAGAGTAGTAGTGGTGGGTGCTGAAGGATCTACAGTGGTGGTGGTGGTGACGGGAGCGGGGGTGGTGAATGCCTCTTCGGGTTTCTCTGCTATCCACCGCCCGTCTTTAGTACGCTGTATACGCCAGTAACGATCGTCCGGTACAGCGATACTATATATATTGTAGATCACCTCCCTTCGGTGGGTGCCGTCTGGGTGTTTAATAGGGACGATCAGGTGGTCGTCGTCGTCCTTGTCAGTTTTTAGTTCCAGCTTGAATATACAGCACTCTGCATAGCCGGGCTGGTCACCCGTCATGGCCGGAATACTATCACGACACGGCACCCGGCACAGATACACCTCCGGTGGTTGGCTGTGCGGCCTGCGACCATCAGATGCACCACCGGGGTTTACCTGCTGTTTAGCGGTCTTAGCAAGCAGGACTTCCAGCTTGGCCTTATCTTCCGGCGATAGGTAGTAGGCATCTGCCATGGGTAAGGGCTACCTGGAAAACACACTTAGATAGACTAACGCTGTACCCTGTAAACACTGGAGGGTCACTAGGCTGGCATCCTCTACTTCGGCCAGCATAAACCGGTTAGGGTGTATGAGCCACCCCCGGTCTGAGCCAACGGCCACCCGTACTACAGTACTGGCTATGGTCTCACGTTCTTCCTGGGTGGGGTTTACCTCGGGGTGCTGGCCTGTGCGGTTTTCTATTAGCACGTACCCAGCCTGCACCACCCAACCAGTTTCCAACGGTACGGGTTCGGTACCTATATTTACCCGTCGTGTGAACGGCTGCTCCACTGTGTCTAGTACGGTGCTAAACTTACAGGCGGAACTAGTAGGCTGATCCCCGTGGTGCTGGTGGTACACGGTGGCGTTGGCCACTAATCTATCCTGCCCCTCAGACCACTGGGTAGCATCTTTTACGCCACGCTCCTCTGGTGGTACAAGGTCTACCGTCATGGGTAGATGTAGTTGGTGTTGGGTATTAGGCATGGAGCGGTGTAGGTTAGAGGCTGGAGGGAACCCCGAGCAGCAGGAAGTTGCTTTCGTCATAGAATTGCACCTCTATAGTGCCGGGACCATCAGTGCCAGTACCGTCCCAGGCTGCCCCGTTACCGTTTAGGATAACACGGCTATTTTCCCCGTTGCGATCTTTATAGACAATGAAGTCCTGCGGGTCATCCTTGTTACCCCCCTTGTCCAGGACCATGGTTCCTTCGTCAATTAGTGACTTATCAAAAGTGTCAAAGTTAACATCGAATTCGTAACCCACGGTGTAGTAAAAACTACAGGTGCCGTACAGTTGACGGCTCCAGCTTACGTTGCTCAGCTTTATACACCGGGCACTCACACCCCACAGGGGTGCGTCGTTTACCGTGTCCACCATTTCACTGAAGGTACCTAAAGGTAGTGCAGGTATGTTGCGTTCTATCTTTACGTTAGGCCGGTTGTCGTCACGCTGTACGGCACTACCTCGTACCTGCTCATGGCTGCTACTCTTTATAGGATCACCGTGGCGGTCCTTATCTGCTTCCTTGGTTAGCTTAGTAAAGCCTCCACTGATGCGGTCCGGCTCATCCAGGGGGTTATCTATGCTGTCGTCCTGGCACCGGTTCAGGGGCTTGGTGCTAAACTTCTGCTCCACCGTCCATAGTGTGTTGGGTTCATTGCTTGTCCTTGGGCTTATAGACATGGTGGGGTAGCAAAACGCCCACGGGTCTGCGTCGTTATCAAAGTTCCAGGTAGAACCCACAGACGGTAAACCTCCGGCCTGCATTATAATCGCTGGGCCATCCAACGCATCGGCACGCACTTGGTGTACTATGGTGTACTCACGATGCCCCTCATCGTCTCTACGTAGGTTCCAGGTACGTTGGCCCGTCATTACGGTGGCAACCATATTATAACCCCGCTCCTGATATGGTCACTGGCTCCAGTTTATTCTGTTCCTCAGCAAGCTCCACCAACTTATCTATTCCTGACGATATATTAACTAGGTTCATATCAGGCTTCGGTGCTTGTGACTTAGGTGTGACTCCCTGTATTACAGACTCTGAGGATTTAACCCTCTTATCCAACCACGGGTTAGCGGCTCTTGCCCTTTTACTTGCTTCGGCTGCCTTATTCTCGGCGTCTATTCTTGCGAATTCCTGGGGGCTTAGTCCTAGGAACCCAGCACCGTCACCCCCTTGTAGTCCTCCCCTAACCGTCTTCTGGGCAGCTAACTGTTCAGGAGTAAACTTGTGTCCCGCAACCCCGGCTCCCTCTATACTTTTCATCGCGGTTCCGGCATCCGCCATTAGCTTTGCACCTATACCGGATGGCGTCTTTGCTTCAATTTCCGCCATCTTCTTTTGATACTCAGCAACCGCATTGACGGGTGCATCCTGGCCACCATCTTCTCCCGGAAACTTTGCTCTAGCGAATGGCAGATTTGCTTTTACTTTGTCTATCATTTTCCCGACCATGTTGGCCGGATCGTTATTGTATACATCTTGCTGTTCTGCCTTCCGCTTAGCACCTGCTGCGGGACCATACATCCTATGGGCTTCCCCTACGCCAGTGGAGCTAGCTGCTGCGGCTGCGGCTGCGGCTTCTGCGGCTATGCCAGTGGGTGGGTTCCCCGGGATACTATCCCATTTGCCGTGTCCCATGCGTGGGCCAAACACACCACCCGGTTCTGTGACCTGCTCTAGTATAGTCTTCGACTGTTTGGCTCCCGGATCAGCACCACCTGCTCGCACCTGTGCTTTGCGTGCTTCTTGGGCTTTTATCGCGGCTTCTAGGGAAGCTTTCTTGTCTAGGTTGGCATCCGGTTTTAGAGACATGAATTCCCTAACCCGTGCCATGGCTTCAGCGGTACCTGCTTCCACTGCCCCTATGCCGCTCACACTATAGTGGACGTTGGCTTTTATTTCCTTATCAACTTTCTTATCTACGGCTTTTTCTACGGCTTTGGCAGCATCTTCGGCAACGTCTTTGGCAACCTTCTTGGTCTCAGCTTTATTAAACCCAGTTTCCAGGTTGAACTGAGGACCTTCCAGGTCTGACCACATACCTTCTAGAGGACCTTTAAGGTTCTTGGCCTCTTCCGAGATAATATCGCCAGCCGTCTCTATGAAGTTTATATTCTCCGCACCTTTATCGAAGTCATCTTTTAACTGGTCCATAAAGTCCCCCATAGTGGGGGCTGCCCCAGTAAATATACCCTTTAGAGTTTCCCATGCAGCTTCAGCAAAGTCGAGAAGTGCTTGGCCCACTTTCGCGAGGCCTATGAAAACCCACTTAAGAAACTCCTTAGAAAACGCACGCTCGAACATACCAGACAGCCAACCCTGGAAAGCTACATACAGCCGGACCAGAGTCTTGATTCCCACGCCCAAGTTATAGGCCATATTTAGATTGACCTGCACCCAAGCCTCGAACATCCATAGCAATATCTTACCCCAGTTATCCTTTAGCCATTTCCACAGTATTCCCATGTTCTCTCTAAAGTGAATGACAAACCCAATAGCTCCCATGACAAAGCCCTTAACAGCCCCCAGTACATCATCCCAGCTAAGAGTGAGTCCACCTATGGTTCCTATCAGGGCAACTATTGCCACACCCCACGGTCCAAGGAAGGCAATCACGCTACCTATGGCACTGACAATAGCACCGATGGCACTGACCAGCATTCCACCAATTATTAGTATCGGACCAAGAGCCGCTACCACCAAGGCTACTACAATGATGGTCTTTTTAGTGGAAGCGTTAAGAGTGTTCCACCACTTTACCGCACTCGAAATCCAACCGCTTAATTTCTCTATCATGGGTGCCAGTACTTTACCGATCTCAATACCCACGTTTACCAGCCTGTTCTTTAACACCTTTAGCTGGTTGGAAAAGGACTTCATCTGCTTGGTAGCGGTCTTAGCGGTTTGACCTCCTGCCCCCTCCAGTTCCTTCTTATAACCTTTAAGTGCCGTGGTGGAATCTAGCAGGGGCAGTATGGATTTCTGGGCCAATGCGGCGAAGCCCATCTGCTCCAGGGCAGCAGCCCGCTGGGGGCCAGTCATCCCCTTAAACGCCACATTCATATCATCCAGGATATCTATGAAGTCGCGGTATTCCCCGGTAGCTGCATCTATAACCTTGACGTTGTGCTTTTTAAACTGGTCAGCATTAGCACGGGAAGCCTTGGTTAGCAGCCTAGTAGCACGGCCATACAGGTTACCGGCTTCGGCTGCCTTCTTACCCTTGTCAGCGTACAGGGCCAGTATGGCTAAGGTGCTCTCCAGGCTCTGTCCTAGGCTCAGGGACGCAGTTGCTGCATCCGCTGTTAGGGCTTCTGCAAACTGCTGTACGCTGGCGTTGGCTAGTGTGCCAGACTTAACCAGTGCATCACTAACCCTAGTCAGGTTTTCCGTATCCTTGGCTGCGTCCTTACTGCTCAAACCTAATGCACTCTGGGCATCGGTTAACAGGTCAGTGGCCTTAGCCATATCAAAAGCACCAGCCGTAGCAAACTGGGCAACCGCTGGCAGCAGAGCCATGGACTGTTCAGCATTCTTACCTGCCGAGGCTAAGAAGTAATAGGACTCAGCTAGTTCTGTTGCCCCCTGTGTACCACCCCCTGCGGTGCTTAAGGACAGGGCGGTTTTCCTCATCCTCTCGGCCTGCTCTGCTGTCACCTTCATTATAGCGGTGGACTCAGTCATAGCCTTGTCAAACTTGGCGAAGGCATATACCCCTGCCCCGGCAACGACTGCTATAGGTAGGGTAAGGGCACCGGCCATCTTGGTACCCATGCTCCTCATGCCCTTCCCTACCATCGCCATCTTAACCCCGAGTGCCTTCAACTTCACACCCAGAGCAGTCACAGACCTACCCGCCATAGCGAACTGGGCTGTGGCCTGCTTAGTAGCTGCTCCTGCCGTGCGGAGCATACGCTGGTAGCTAGTGCTGTCGCCTGTTAGGCGTACTACTAGCCTTTCGACTTCAGTCTCTGCTGCCATCGTTTGATCCTATTCCTAGCAACGTATTCCACCGGTGCTTAGATTGTTTAAGATCCAATTCGGGGTCGGCTATCTGCGGGGTAGCTGTGCCAAACTGTAGTTCGAAGTCGTCCAGCTTTATGCTGTTTGGGTTCTTGGCCAGCACACGACGTACCTCGGCTGCTATCTGCATCAGATAGTATTGGGTTGGTTCTGGCGTAGTGTCCCGATGATCTAGCCATGCCATCCAGGTAAGGAACTGCCTGTGGGTGTGGGCATCTATACACTGCTGTAGCGGCATACCTAGGTGACTGGCTAGTCGGAACCAGCCGGTATACCGCTGGGCTCGTTTTTTGCCGCTGACTGGTCATCGTCCTTAGCACGGGCTGCCTGTAGTTTTTGTTCAAGCTGTTCAACAGTTTCTTCCGCATCATCTTCGTTTAACTCACTAATTTCCTGGGCTTTGTTAAACAGTGCCTTCTGCACCCGTGCAGGCCAACCCTCGATTACCTGCACGGGTACACGTTTGTTCTTAATGTCAAACAGGCACAGGCTAACCAGCAGCGGTTCGATGCTGGCTATGCCTTTAAGGTGCGTAGGCTTACCCTCGGGTCCCAGCTTAGTACACTCTATAAGTGCGTTACGATAGCGGCAGGCTGCCCCGCCACTGGCTTCGCGTAGTGTGTACTTGTGGTCGCCAACCGTTACCGGTAGCTCTATAGGTTCAATGTTGGAAAAGTTTAAACCGGTGTTGCTACTACTCATCGTACTCGCTCCTCTAAGGTTTGGGTTTACCCGTAGTGTTATGTCCCAGCCACTTCAACCATAACCGGTCCATGTTCGTGGCCGGATGACGGGTCGACGTTGGTGGGCTGAATGGTAATGGTAGCCTCGGGCTGTTCACCCTCGGTATTGTCGCCGGGTTCAAAGGTACGCAGGTAGCCCCAGAACGTCAGCGTACTACCATCTGGAAAGTGGACAGTGACTGAGGTATTAACATTGATGATCCCGATGATCTCGTCATACGCATCCGGGTCATAGGCTGCGGTTATACTACTCTCACCCAACGTAATAAGAGCACGGGCAGCAAATGTCCGGTATACGGAGTTGTGCATCGTGCTAACTTCAATGGTATCTCCACCATCCAGGCTAGGTGGTGACACAGACTTTTCCCAGAAACTAATATCTGAGTCAGCCGCGAAAGCGATTTTTGTCGAATAGCCGTCTGCCAGTGCGATGCCAAGAGGGGCAACTCGTGCGGTCAGTGTTGGTGCAGCCATGTGGTGGCTCCTTTAGTGTGGTGTGGTTAGTTAGTCAGTATGCACTGACACCAGTGCATTGATGGTGAATAGGTTTCGTCTAGTGTTAGGGGTGTCTTTACCTAAAGCGATCACCCCACCCACACGACTCACACACTGTACCGTATAGCTTGTGCTACTAATAGTGACAGTATTTTGGTAAGCCGTTTCGTCCAGGGCTACAGCTATGGCTCGGGCCTTGGTGTACCCGTCTACGTGGTTACCGTTACGTATACGGATCTGCACCCCATGGTGCTCGTGCTGTTGCCCGTCTACCTGTGTACGCCCGTCCATACGGCTGGTGGTATCGTACACGGTTATAGCGTCGTCAGGGCTGTTAGGTTCGTTACCAACAAACACGGGCCACGTACTACCAGCACTGGGTACCGTGCCATGACCTAGGTCCACCAGGAGGCTGCGAACAATGTCTGCCGGTGAATGTGTTAGGGTGCCCGTCATAGTTATTCCTTCCTCGTAAAGGCACTACCCTTAAGGTTGCCGGTGTCTACTGGTACCAGCTTTTGGCTTGCTGCCTGTAGCTTTAATCCAGCAAGTAGTAACCCCTTGTCCAATGATAAACCCCGCTTGGCAGCCTTGGCCACAATGTTGCCAAGCTCGTCCGCCTTTTCACGGGCAGGCTGTTCCAGGTACTTGGCTTGGCCCACGGTGTGGCGGGACTCTGTGTTCTCATGTACATACACGGCATACTTAGCGGTATATCCCACCACCACGTCAATAGCATCCCGCTGCTTAGCCGCAAGCTCCATAGCTTTTAGCTTTCTGCGTAGCTTGTTAATGCCGTAGATCCCAGACATGGGGGTTTAGTTTCCTGGTGGAGGAATAACTTCTACATCTACCTGCTTATCCCGGTATATAACCTGTGGAGGTTGTGGGTCAATGGGTGTAGTAGCTGCTGGTGGTTGCGGTATGTTGTTGAGCAGACTAACCAGCCCCATGCCACCACCTAGTCCACCCAGCAGCATGGACCCAGCCACAGCAGCCATGGCCCAGCCACTAATACCTTTACTGGTGTTGGTTACGGTTAGGTCACGCACGGGTTCCACCGGAATATCTAAAGCCTTACACACTGCTACCCGGTTCAGCCGCTGATCCTCCAGTATCGACTCTGTGAAGTTTATCCAGTTGCGACTGTAGTCGTTCGGCACGTTGTTGCCACCGTTGGTCGATGCGTTCTGCGTACTCGGCATCATGGGCCACCTGTGTTATAGCCATAGCGTTGAGCAGGGCAGGACCGTTTATAGGTGTGCCCTGCTCAACACGTTTGGCCAGACTATGTAGTTGTTCAGACCGTAGTGTGGTGGTAGTCATCCCTCGCTCCTCTTACGGCCTCGGTGTTAATAGCCTGCTTAGGCAGATGGTGCCACGATACCAATTGGTGCTTCGCGATGGCTCACCTGCCTAATAGCTGCTGCCTGCACCGGGTCAATCTCATCCATCTTCTTAGCGAAGATGCCCCGTTGCAAGTCAGTCGCCAAACCGAACATCTTACCCATGCCGTCCAGGGTTGTTGCTTGGCTGCGTGCGATAACTTCATTGAAGTTTACCGAATGTCCTTCGCCTGCGTGTGTACTGTCTGCCATGGTCTCACTCCTTATCCGAAATAGTTAACCGCACGGTACTTCCCGTGCGTAGATCCTCTATGGTTTTATTTAGCCGTCCTTGCCGGTACACCTCTATACGTATGACACCTGGAATGCCGGGTTTGCCTTCTGGGCCTTCTGCCCCTGTTGGCCCCGGCTTACCCGGTAGCCCCGCTGTGGCAGCCCCTGTGGCCCCCTGTGGGCCTGCTGGGCCTTGGGGGCCAGTTACTATGGCTGGGGGCTTTGCGGCCCGTAGATCGGCAACCAGACGGCTTAAATCAGCTACCTGCTGCTGTAGCTGCCGTATCATTTCGCTGGCTACCCGGTCAGGGTACGTAGCCCCGCTGCCGTGCTCACCAAGCAGCCCAGCCACTGGTATTGTGGCTGCCTGTGCTGGGGCAACCCCTGCGAACTTACGCACGTCCGTTATGTTGTTAGCACCCAACCGGGTAAAGCTGTCACCGGTATTGGTGCGAGCTATAGTGCCCACCAGTTGGCCATGGGTGTTAAAGACACCACCCCCGCTGCTGCCCCAACTAAACTTCCCACCCACTACGTTGTACCACGTCCATGACTCTGGGCCTCCTGGGATGTCTAGCTTTAAGTCAACCCGTGCTGGCTTAGCTTGCCCACCTGGAAACCCTACTGCGTAGTACCGGGCACCCGGTGTACGGCCCTTGGCAACTGGGGCCACCTTGATACGGGACAACTGTTCTTGGTCTACCTTGAAAGCAAACAGCAACAGGTCGACACCTTCAGAGCGTTTAAGAATGTTGGCTGTGGCGGTCCTACCACTGGGCAAGTATACGGTTAGAGACTTGCCCTTCTTAAAGCAGTGGGCTGCACTGAGTCCCTGCACCATGCCTGTGGTAACGTCCTTGGAAATTAGTGTGCCGCTACAGGTGGTCTTGTTACTGGCTATACGCACGCTGGCCGGGTGTACTTCCTGGGCTATTGCCTGTCGGCTAGGTACCAGCAGCAACAGGTACAGCAGGGAGTAGGTAATGGGTTGTCTCATTGTATTCTCCTAATGCTGTAGGTGGTGCATGACCATCCAGGTTATGAAACTGCCACCAACGGCACTAGCACTGCACAGGATCCACACATAAGTACGCCAGATAATAGCCACCCGTGTACGAATACCCATGCTGCGATCGTTCCCCGATATTTCTGTCTGGTAGACTTCCATAGCTTCCTCTATTTTACCTACCTGCTTTCGTAACTGTGATACCTGTGCTTTCAGACTCGTAACCAGTTCTAGTATTCTTTCTTCCTCCATTATAGTTATGCACTGGCGGGTATCTCGTCGCTCAGCTTCATTAAGCTAACCGTCCGGTATACCTGCCTGCCCTTTATATCTGGGATCTCCGCATAGTCAATTACCGTGCGAAGGTTGGTTACAGGGCTGGGCAAGTCTGCCAGTGCTCCCAACCATATTGCACTGCCTATAGCTATTTCGCGGTCTACCACTACGGTACTGTCCAAAGCTATAGGAGCACCCGTGGGGCTTATGCCCTCGTGCTTACCTATTTCCCAACGGACATCTATCTCAACAGCCGCATCCACCTTGGGTTCGCCGTAATCGTCAAATCCATTAGCCGTATATAGTACGGCTTTCTGGTGCAGGGCGGTGGTTTCTAAAACTGCCAAAGTACTAATCCCGTTGGTCGTAGTCTATCTGGCTGCTGGGTGGCTTACCCAGCCATGCCATGCCCACGTTGCCACCTTTGCTACGGGCTGCTAGGCACCCGGTTACATCCAGCATCATAGCCGTTTGGCCCCACTGGGTGCTGGACAGGTTCATTGCCGTCTGGCCCTGGAATGTAGCACTGGCCCCGCCTGTAGCCTTAGCGGCGAACTGGGGATCAGCATGGGCATAAAAGTGTGCAGCTAACCACGTCTCTATTTCTTGAAGCTGTGCCGTGGTTAATAGGCTGGCGTTGTCACAGGTGTTAGTTAACCAGTCCACCAGTGTGTTAGCAGCACGTATAGGTACGCTGGTGCTTATATCACTGGTGTCATCTAAGATGGCCCTAACGTCTGCGTCGGTGGCACGTGCCATAGCTGGACACTCCGGTATGGGTTAGAGGCTGGCGGATATACCAGCTTCCTCTAAGACAGATATGATGTCGCCCTTTAGCTTAGCCCCGTCCAGGTCAATTTCTTCCTCGTTGGCTAAGGTGCGTAGGTCGGCAACAGTCAAGGTGGCAAGCCCTTCCAGGTTGTTCACTGCTGCCGCTTCTGCCTGCTTGGGGCTACTAACAGCCGAGGGCACTTGGTCGTCTGGCACCCGGTCAAACTTCTGGGGGCCAAACAGTTCCACCAAGTCCCGGTCGGTGGTAACGTACTCATCGCCCTTGCTGAAGCCGGGTCGTGGGTTACCTGCGGGGTCCAGGGCACTATACACCACAGTGCTGCCACTAACAGTCTGCTGGTGCTTGCCCCGTTTGAGTCGGTAGGTGGCTGGCATGATCTCGCTCCTGGTTGAGTGGTTAGGTAGTAAACGGGGTAGGCCCAGCTACCCGGCAACCGCATAGGTTACGGCTACCGGGTAGCGGGTTTCCCCTAGTGGGGTTATGACGTGGTGCCGTGCATGATACCGCAGTTACCACTAAAGTCGCTGCGGATCTGTGGCACCTGGATGGCCATAACCTTGAAGTTAACACGCATCCCGCCAACACTATCCCACTGCACCGTGGTAATGTCCATGCCGTTGACGGCACGGGCCACGTCGCTGGTCATCTGCACCAGCAACAGGGTGAAGGTGTTGGTAAGGAAATCAAGCCGACGCACGTCGCTAATCTGCTCGATCTCACGCAGGCGTGCACGCAAGGTGCGATCATCATTGGTACGGTAGTCATCGTCCAGGAACTTATCCCAGTCGGTGCTATGGTAGAGCATATACGGACCAAAGAATTTGTCACCCATCAGGGTTTCAATCATCTCCAACACCTCGTCCACCGTAGTGGCCCCGTTAGTGCCGTCGGGCACCGTAAGGTCGGTCTTAGTGTTACGGTCCGGGTGGTTGGTATAGCCGTACACCGTGGGTGCATTGCTATAGTCAGCAGCCACACCGTAGCTAGCACCAGTGACGGTACCGATCAAGGTCTTCTCGATCTGCTCGGCAACACGTCGACCTGCCGCTTCACCCATGGTGGTGTCAAGCGGTGTACCTGTGTTACGGCTAACAGCCAACCGTCGGCTACTAAACCAGAAGTCACTATGAGTGATGGGCAACGGCAAACCTTCAAGCTGGAACCTAGGAGCGTCTGTACGCCCTTCAGTCAGCCCGTCCATATCAACCACGGCTTCGCCGGGATCAGACATGGTTTCATGCTCAAGAATCATCTTGGACATACCGTTGAACCCACCGAAGCTATTAGCACCGGCCAAGTCACTCCAGGCACGCAGCCGTTCGCGGGCTGCACGCAGCACCACGTTATCAAGCTGGAGCCATTCCTGCTTTCGCAGGCTGGTGGCATTGAACACCGGGCTATTAACCCCGTTGGCAACACATTCGCTAACCAGTCTCTTTTCGAAGAGCGGTTTGTATTGACCACTGTCGGCGTCGTACTCAGTGCGTCCCGTATTAACGGTTACACACTTGTTACCACCACCGTCAATATAGGGACGCAGCAGACCGGGATCAAACCCAGTACCAGCAAGCTGCTCGGCCACATTGCCGTGGCCTTGCCCGTTAAGGATATAGTCGACGAACATTGTAGTACTCCTGTAGGTTGTATAAGTGTGGGGAGGGGGTTAGAAGGATCCTAGTGGCCAGTGTATATACAGTGGATAAGTGTATCCGCTGAAATAGCTGACTTAGTTTCCAAGACAATAAACGGCTCACTCTCGGGGGTGCCGGTAGTGGCAATCACTTTGCCGACCGTGTCCTTAAGAATCAGAACGTCACCGATTGCAAAAGCAGGAGTGCCGTCATCATCAGCCAGCATATTAAGCTCTTCTCCGGCGACGGGACAGTACAGGAAGCACCGGTCACCGTCTACATAGGCAGCATCTGCTGCCTTACCCTGTAGGGAGTCTGGGAGCAGCACAGCAACAAGCCGCTGGTCCCCGGAGGAGGCTGTGTCATACTCAGTCCAGTCGTGGCGTCCACCAACTGGTTCAACGGCTGCGTTGATTTGCATGACGACACCCGGTTTGGGCGTGCCATCAACAGTTCCCTCAAGGAACACCCCCTTGGGGTTACCACTAACAACAATTTCGTTACCTTTGGCCATGAGTATCATCTCCGTAGATTAGTGAGGTGCGTTAGTTATAACGCTGGACTACTTAGAAGTGTTTTCCTTGGCCCAGTTAATAGTGGGCAAGGGCAGAAGGTCATCCTTATCAAAGTCGCTAGGCTGCGTGTTGCCCACGGGTGCGGCTGCACCAGCGTAGCTAGCAGTGGGTTCCTGGGTAGCGACTGGGGCTGCTGGAGCCAGTGCTGACAAGGTACGCAACTCACCGAGTTCCTTACCTTGCAAGGCTTCTACCAAACCGGGCCTAGCCTCTTCCGAGACGTTCGCCGTCATCTGGTATATAACCTGTGCTTTTTCACGGGCTTCAATTTCCATCGCATTACGTACAGCACTCTGGATTTCCACCGGGGCTGTGGCCAGCCATTCGTTAGTGGTCTGGGGAGGCTGCGGTTCAGTGGCCGTGACCGTTTCTTCTTGTTCTTCAACGGCTTCCGGTTCTGGGGTTTCAACTTCTGCCATGGTGCTGTTCCAATTACCTGTATCAGAGTCATAGGTGTGACTGTTACCAGCCTCGTCCTCAAACCCTGCGGTCGCTGCGTTAGCTACCAGTTGGGTTTGCTGGTTCTGCTCGACCCGCTGTTGCAGGGCTTGCAGCTTACCATCGTTAAAGGTGTTAAGAACCTCACGGTCCTTTTCATCCCAGCAGTCGCAGTTAGCAATTAAGCCATTTACAACGGCTGCCTTAGCTTCGTCGTTCAACTTTGTGGCCATGTTATTGGCTCCTTCGGTGGTAGTGGCTGTTTCGGTTTCTGCATCATTAACTAGCACGCCACAGCCGTCGGCTATGCTGCACGCCCCCTCCTGGTCAGGCAATATAGCTAGGTGGTCAGGGCGGTAGTTGCGAGCTACACGGTCGTATGCTGTGCCGTTGTGGGCTGCCCCTGATGGGGCTGGGGTGTTGTCGGTGTACAAGCCCGTGCTTAGTTCAATCTGCTGGCCCTGTTCCAGGGCGGTCAGTATACGGGGGTCCACCTTGGTGGTACGCTCCACGTCAAACCAGCCTTCGGCCCTTAGTTTGCCGTTGCTTATAGTAGCCCGTAGGACCACGCCTATACCTTGGGTATTAAGCACATCAGGGTCGCGAGCACTTACCTGCTGCCCGTCTACTATTGGATGGTACACCACAATAGGCACGTGGTTCCATATAGCCGGGTCTTTGGCTACCTCCTCTGGGGGGTAGTACAACGGACCACGGCTACCGTTTAGCACACCTGGAACGATTAAACTGAGTGGGGCAACAATGTGCTCCCGTCCGTTTAATGTCTCTCTACGTGTGCTGCCAGTCAGGTTAACTGTTACTTGTTCCATGTCTTACCTAGGGTATGTTCTTTTGGCCGGGACTAGCAATGGAATGTGCCTAGTTATAAACGCTTACTATTTACCCGTGTGTACTGGCCAGTAACCGTACATGGCGGTAGCAGATCCTGCGGTTAACTAGCTCGCACACAATGTCCTGGCCTATAGGGCGTAGGTGTTTACGCACGTTGCACAGGTGGGCGTTAATGTTGCTGAGTGGGCCTAGCTCGTCTGGTAGGCAGGCGTGTAGCTCCTGCCGGGTATGGGCCTGCCCGTCAGCCAGCACATCCACCATGGCCTGCTGTGTGGGGGTGTAGCCGTTAGTCATCGTCCGGGAATTCATCATACAGTTCCTCCGTTAGGTCGGAAGGTCCGGGTTCCAGGGTAAAACTAAATCCCCATTCCTTGTGTGGTATGTTCACTGTGCCCACGCCACCGTAATAGGTCAGGGCAGTTAGAGCACCTAGTATTCGCTCATCGGTTATGCTCTCCGCTTCTAGTGTTAGTTGGGTAGCCCGTAGGCCATTGACCTTGGGTATCTCCGTAACCACACGCATACTGTTATTCCGTTTTACGTAGAGCGTCGCCCACTATCCAGGCTACTATGATGCCCCCGATAGTCATTACTTGTGATGGGTCCAGGTTGAAGGCTTCGTCGGCTACTACAGCCACGGTGCCCAGTACAGCCATCCAAAACCTACGGCTACGCAACAGTGCTTTAATCTTGTCCATGCTCAGTTCCTTCCAGGTTGGTAAAGGGGTTAGAATTTTACTGTATTGTCGATGTCGTACTCACTAACTTCAGGGTCGGGTGTGTTTATAGTTATCTTGCCTTTGAAAACCCTAACGGTTTCCACGAATGCGAAGTGCATCGGCTCACCCATTGCCGGGCCAGCCCGGCTAATCCATAGCTCATATTCATCCCTAAGTCGGGTGCTCGTAAACTGATCCTGCAAACCGTACTTATCTATACACTGCCACGTGCCCCTATCCGGGGTAAGCTCACAGGTCATACCCTTTATGATGGCCACCATACGTTGTGCTTCTGCCATTAGAGAGTCCCCTTTAACATACCCACAACAAACTTAAACCACTCCGGGTCAGCCCTCGCAAACTCAACCGGGTTCTCATATACCATCTGGATGCCCATGGTTAAAATCTCTGTGGCGTCGTCGTAGCTCTTACCCACATAGTGGGCAGACCTACTCGCCGATTCACTAGTACGGCCGATAGCCTTATACACTTTTTCAAAATCGTCTGGACTACCCTCCTCATAAGGCTTATAGTTGGAACCCGGCCATTTCTTTTTAAAGTTGACAACCGGCTTGCCGCTCCTGGCTATACGCATATCCTTAAACTGCTGAGCTTGTTTAAGCAGTCCCGGTATCTCATCCTCGTAGCGGTGCATAAACTCGTGGATGAACGTGCTAACGTCGCTGGTGTCACTACAATAAATACCCTGAGTAGTCTGAGGCTTGCTCCGTTGGAAGGCCCGCTTCTTTGTTTTTAGCCGGTGCAACGGTATGTCGAAGCCGTCAAACTCTACAACCTTACCCCCCGTCTGTGCAATTTTCTGGGCGTCCTCTAGTTTCCATATTTTCTGTCTGGTCTCTCCTACCTCCTTGAAGTACACATCTCGATCAAGCTCTAGCTTTTTTATCCTCATCCTAAGTTTCGCGTCGGTCCACTGGTTTGACTGAGCAGAAAACTCCCCAGTGATAGGTATGTGCCCAGTATCGTCTAATGGGCTTCCTGCTTTCCTCCAATCACTAAGGATTGTTTGCATCTCATCCAAATCCCTAGTTTTTGCTTTCAGCCACATTTCGTTATCATGTAGGAGTTTCTTGGTGTCGCCTATCTGTTCGGTAAGCTCTTTTAACTGTGCGGGGCTTAGCCCTTGTTGCCGTCTCCTGGTCAGACTGGTTAGCCAGTCCTTAGCTTCATCGGCTTTAGCTCTAAATAGATTATCCGTTTTGTTTTTGTGGCTGACCGTTTTACCACCCGCAAACGGGTCGTGATGGGTGGTCTTTGCCCGTGTATAGGTTATATGTGCTCGGTCTTCCTCCAGCACTTCTAGTATCCTGTACACGTCTTTATTCTTACCTGTTGTGAGGTGCTCTAGTAATGCCTGCCTGTTGGCTGTTGTGGCTTCCTTCAGTTCCCTAGCCAATTTATTAAACCGCTGACCCTCTAGTGTGTCAAAAAAGTCATGGACTCTACTGCCGTCTACGTCGTATATAGGTTCGAAGCCTACGATGCCGTCCTGGTTGGCGTTTATCCATTTCTGTTTGGCCTCCAGGATCTCGTCATATAACTTGTCCGAAGCCTTTATGGATTCGTCTACCTTGTCATCCAAAACCCTAGTCATCTTTTCAATCCAAGGATCATCCCCTGCGGCAACAACCTGCCGCTGTATGTCGTCCAGGTATTGGTTGTTAGCAATGTCATCTAGGATGTCGCCGCTTCTAATAGGTGCCGGTGGCTCTACTAGGCTAGCTGGGTGGGCCTCGGGGGCTGCCGGTTTCTTAGTCTTGGGCTTGGGTTGGTGCTTGGCGATCTTTATACCTTTAGCCTCGGTCCGTTCTTTCATCAGGGTACGGTATGCCTTTATGTCCCCCTTCACCACTTCAAGCCGCTGCTTATAGGCAGCCCTGACATTGCTTGCATCGTCGCTAAGTTTCCCCTCCAGGTTCTTTATGCTCTTGTTAAGTTTGGCTCGCTCTTTGACCAATGATTTAAACTCAGCCTTCTCTGCTTCAGTTAGTTCAGCCATCCACTCCTTAGGTACACCAGCACGGGCACCGGGTTGGGGTACATCTACTGGCCGACGACGAGGACGTTTACGTATTTTCCTATCTGCACCCGGCCAACGGCTGCGGGCTTTCTGCTGGGCCAGACTACGTTTACGGAGTTGCCCCTTGGGGATCTCCCCTCTTATACTTTTCTCAAAAGCCTTATCTACCTTGGCCTTGGTACGTAGCTGGGTGGGAGGTGGTTTCTCTAGCCAGTCAGGCATGGCAGGTACGTAGGCACAGCGGCAGTTAGGATGACGGGGTAACAGGCCACGGGCTTCTTTAACACTCAGGACCGAGCCTTCCAGGGGTAGGCATAGTTGGCACACCCGGTCATCCCCAGTGGTTGACCATTCAGCCATAACGCCCACCTTGTCAACGCCTAGGGTTTCCAGGGCGTCTAGTTGGCCTTCACCGTGAGCACGTATTATTTCTGTCCGGGCTATAACATTGGCACGGGTACGGGTGAGGTTGTCCACCCGGTTGGCCATGCGACGGGATATCTCACGGGGACTCATACCCTGTACCAGCCCGTCCGCTAGCTCACGGGTTAGCTGCTGGCTCATAGTCTGTGTCACACCCTTTAACTCTGTGAACACCCGTCCAGCTAATAGCTTAACTTTGCCTATGGCCACGGGGCGAGCAAAGCTCTGTCTTAGAAACTCATCCCGGCTGCCAGCGAACCAACTCATGTTCCCCTCATTGCCGCTAGCTAGCATGGGTTTACGCACATCGTCAAACGCCCGGCCTGCCCCCTTGCGGTAGCCCTCCTCAGTGTAGGCTGTAAACCATGCGTCGTCCACGTTGCCTAGTTCTCCTGGTACTATGTCTGGGTATTGAGTACCCAGCCACTGACCAAACTGGTCCACCTTGGCGTCGTCTGTTAGGAACCGCCACCGCTGGTTATATACTGGGGAGGCCGAGATGCTCTCGGCGTGGTTAGCAGGAGGCCCAATGTTAGCCACCCCCATGGTTGCCTCATTGCGGGGGCTCCCCAGCGTATTGCCAATACTTAATGGATTAAGGTTTTTGGGCCGTAGTCCAAACACATCCTCCACAACTAATAGGTGTTTTATCTTCGCCTTTAGCCGGTTAAACCGCTTACGCATTTCGGTCTCAAACCTACGGCGGAGCGTGGTGGTACGGGTAGGGTCGGCCCGTAAGGGGCTGGCTACCTTCTTGCGTGTTGACTGTTTGGCGTTGTGTGTAGCCCCCTGTGTGGCCCCCTGTGCCCTTGCAGCACGCCCCTGCTTGATTGCCTTAGCCTTGGCCCCCAAGCCCGTGTAACACGTACCCTGCTGCCCCCAGCGGTAGCCGGGGGCACCCTCATGGTAGCACTGTGTAACTGGCATAGTTTGTGTGCCCTGGAAGGGTTAGTAATCTAGCCCGGAGATACCTATGTGCACCCGGTGCGTTGGCTTAGGATCACGTGGTTTGTTGGGTATGCCCTGTATACGGATAGGGGGTGCTGAGTCGTCTAGACGTTCTGCCCGTATTAGAGCAGCCTCCTTAGCTATCTGCTCTGGGGTGGGCAGATAGTGCGGGTGGCCACTAGGACTTATCTTCTTTTTCTTCTTTTTCTTCTTTGTCGTCTTCTTTAGTTTCTTCGGCTTTCCCATATGTAGCATCTTCCTGATAGGGCGGGGATTGCACAGGCTCAGAAAGCAGTTCCTCGTCATCCTCTGATATAGCATCCATAGTGTTTTCTAGTACATCTATGGCGGCTTCAGATGTTAAACCCAGGATACGGGTCAGGTAGTCCATAGGTGTCATCAGGGCTTCCACGTCACCAGCCACGTACTTGACCATAGCCTCGGTACGCTTGCTGGCAATGTTAGCCTGTTCTTCGTCAGTCAGGCTGTCCAGGTCTGGCCACACCACGCTGTACCCGGCTGGCTTGGGTAGCACGCCTACCTGTATAAGCCGGTCGCAGAATGGCACGATAATACGTGGTGTTATGTAGTTGTGCTGACGGTACCGCAGGCGTCCATTCCAGGTACCGGCGTCTTGGCTGCTGGCCAGTTCCCCCCGTTCACTACCCACGAATATACGCTTGGGTATACCCAGCCGTATGCAGATAGCGTCTAGCTGGATATTAATCTGTGGGCTTGGGTCCACCACCTGTGGGGCTAGGCTCTTGGCACTCATGCCCATTAAGGCCATGTAGCGTTGTAGCCCATTCATATAGTTTTCCATCTCGTCACGTAGCACGCTCTTGTCTATGCTGACGTCGCCACCCAGTTGTGGGTGAGTCTCTAGAGCAAAGCCAGGAAAGGCACCACGCCAGTACATTTCCGCACTGCCTGCATACAGTTTACGCAGGTCAACCAGACGGTTATATACAGGCTGCATACGAGGCACGCCAAACACCTCACTACTGCCGAGGTTGTCGGCTAGGTGTACCACACGGGTCCAGTGTACCTTAACGGTGGAAAGGGGCAGGCCCACCCCGCTCTGGCTCTTATCACGGGGATCATTAAAGGTGATGCTGTATTGCACCGGCTGTCCAAAGCGGGGGCTATGTATGTCATCCTCGTACCGGGTAATAGCTACTAGTGCTGAGTCAAAGCTCCTCAGGAACAACAGCTTAGCCCCCTCACGTGCTTTGACCGGGTGCCACAGGTCACGTCCATCATCTAGGCCCAGCAGTATCACTCCATAGGAACCGACACCGCTCAGCACGTCAGCCCGTAGTAGGTGTTCCCATACTGGGCTACCCTCTTCGTCCTGGTAAAAGCTCTCGCCCCGTAGGTTGTTGTCCAGGTCTTGCCATGCCTGTTCGAACGGGGTGGTTTCTTCTGCGTCTTCCGTTTCATATATACTCGGTTGTACCTGCCAACTTTCCTGGGGCATGACCTCTACCACACGGGCAGCTACAGCCCCGCGGCCATATAACAGGCGGTAGTGGTCGCCGGTTATCTCGTTGGTCTTCTTATAACCGCACTCATCGTCAATGTCCTTACGTGGGTCTAGAAAACCCTTGATAAGGTCTCGACGGCTCATTAGCACATTGCCAATTAGCTCCCGTTCTTCATACCGCTCCTGGGCCTTGGTTAATGATTTGCCGTTACTATTGCGGACGGCTTGGCCTGCGGTTTTGCGTGCTGGTGTTGGCATGGGTTATCTCCTCATGTATTCCACTGCGTGACCGGTGGCCACTAGATTACTGTTCGCGTTGGTAACTGTCCCACCGGGCTTGATGATAATTAGCTCGGCTAGCCATCTTCCATACTTACCTTTACGGTCCTTGTGGCTGCGTATGAATATGTGCCCATCTTCCGGCAACAGGTCACGCAGGTGGTCGCGGGCTGCTTGGCCTTTCCGGCGGGTGGCCCCACGTAGTTCTGGTGTGTTGATGCCCCACAGGCGTATCTTTTGTCTACGTAGCCACACACCGAAGCCTAAGTCTATATGGGCCGTTACGCTATCCCCGTCGTACACGTCTGCGGGTTTAACTACCGCATGGTACAGGTACGGGTCATGGTGCTGGGTCATTCTTAACACCCTTCTTGATTACAGCCTTTAACCTACGAACGTGCTCCTGGTAGCCATGGCCTACGGTCACGAACTTACCCACGGCATGGCCGGTGTTGGTAAGTATCATAGTGTAGGACCGGTTACCCTCATTGCCGTAGGATCCCAGCCGTAAGTTTTTAAGGTTGATCGTCGTTTGTTGTACCACAGAATTCGCTCCTTTGGCTACACCACGGCACCGGCTACAGCTTGGGCTGCCTTGCTCCTCATACCGTATACGGCTAGAGCAAGGGCGTCGGCTTCGTCAGGGCTGTGGCCTATTAACTCGGTTAGGGTTACCTTGGTGCTGGTGGGGTTGGGTTTAGTTTTAGGAGGCAGCTCCAGGCGGCCTTCGCCGTCGTACACCAGTGGTATGGGGCTTAGCTGATGCCGTAGGGCTGTGTATTGGGCAGGAAGGGCAAAGCCCGGTTCCACGGCTGGGTCTAGTAGCTCCCTCAGTATTCCATACATTTCAGCTCGCCGGTTCTTATAGACATACCGCTCTTCCCGGTCTATGGCACGTTCACCCATGGTCTTTAGTCTACGTGCCGGAACAGGGGTAGCACTCTCACCAAACGCCACGGTTCGCACTGGGTAGCCTTGGCTGCGTAGACGGTCTGCGTGTTGCTTGCCCCCACCGCCTGCATCCAGCAGCACGTTAGTAGCCGTTACTCCGTATTGCTGCATTAGGGCTATGGTGTCGCCGGTTATAACAGTGGTGTCCGGTGTCTTCTTGCTAATCAGGTCTATTAGGCCCAGTTCGTCTACCACGGCCCAGCAGGTGTTATCCCCGCCCTCGGCTGGGTCCACGCCTATGGTAAGGGCTGCTCTACGGGTATGGCCTTCCAGGCTGGCAGCTAGGGCTTCGGCACGGTTGAGCCATTCAGGCGGGTACAACAGTACTTCCGCCCCCTCATAAAACTCTGCATCCAAGCCTATGCACTGGCGTATGCTGTCCCACGTGCTGCGTCTCTTGGTGTATGTGTCATGGTCCATAACACCGGGTATTAGCATCTCCCCCGTTACCGGGTTACCGGCCTGCTGCTGGGCTGTAGCCAGACGAACATTAGGACTGTCCTCAGCCCTGATCCTTATTACGTTGCGGTACAGGTGGCCGTTGCTGGGTGCCTGCACGTTACCCGCCTGGACCCCCTTCTTAAAGAAGTTGGTACATGGGTATGGGTTTCCTATTACCAGTTTTCGGTCAGCCCATGTGTCAGCACGCTCGTAGCTGATGTTATCCACACCGCTGGCCTCGTCTGCCACAAACAGGGTACGGGGTATGCCATCACCCACACGGGCCACGTGGTGCCCTAACATTCCCTCACCCTTGGCAGCCACACGGCCCAGTACATAGCTAAGCCCGTCCACGCTGTCTCCTATGGTCTTACGTAGGTGTAGGTGGTTGACCACCAACGGCAGACGGTGGCGGCTGCTCTGTATAAACCTGCGGATCTCCCCCCACAGCACGCTCTCCAGTTGGGTACCGTCTACACTGGTGGTAATGATGCGGCAGGGGTGCCTGGATATAAAGAACCACAGCGTACACAGGGCAGCCACAAAGTCCTTGCCTAACATATTGCCTGCTGGCACAAACGTCTCGTCATTGTCGCGGACGCTATATAGTATTTCCCGTTGCTTGTCGTATAGGGTTATGTCTGGCCAGCACAACTCCTGGAACTGCACTGGGTCTATAACACCACCAGGACCGGGGCTAAGGCTTGCCACGGGGTTCGCCTCCTGGCTGGTGGGTAAAGTAGGCACTCATTTGTGGCACCTTGGGTACGCCTACCGGCTCCGCTACGTTGTCAGTACGTGCCCCCACCAACGTCCCACAGTATGGGCACCAGTACATAGTCACTGTCGTGGTAACGGCTATCTGCTCAGTCATGCCCAGACTACAGCTAGTACACACGGGAGCGTACGGAGCAACCATCTAGTTTCCTTCAGCTATGCGGGCTTCTATAACGTCTACGGCTTTGGTGTTGCCTTGGCCCACTAGACTGTCCCAGTCCAGGGTGTGCGTTACCTCGTGCTTCTCTACGCCCACGTGCCGCATGGCTAGGCCCAGTGCCGTGGCCTTACTAACCAGCTTCACCTTAAATATGTCCTCAGTGGGGTTACCGTCCCGGTCGTACTGCCGCTGTACCTCTAGGGTGTCTATCAGCATACCTACCTCCTCTGGCAGGCTTTCCAGGTCAGACACCAACCAATGTCCATCATCGGTAGGCTTGAAGTAGTGCAGTGGGTTAAAGAACAGGGCGGACTGTAGGTAGCCCAGTACGTCATCCTGAGTTAGACGGCACCGCTCCAGGCGGTCGTATAACACCTTGCCCAGTGCTGCGGCTATCTTCGGCTGCCTGAGCAGTTTACCCGCTGTGGTGCCAGGACGCTTATAGCCTGCCTTACGGGCTGCCTCGCTTGCATTGAAGTTGCCGTCCGCTGCCAGTTCATTAACAAACACTAGCTGCTGGTCACTGAGCCTAGCCGGATCAATGCCACGCTTTCTAGGTTTAATACCGGTACTGGCCATCCAAGTTATCCCAATGGCTATAAGGTAGTGTAAAACGATCTACGCTTCAAAAGCTTCCACGCTACATTCACACGCAGCCGTATCGGCTTTAAGCCGGAAGCCACTCAGGTTACGACTAAACCTCAGGACGTACTGCTCTCCGGCTTGCACCTCACCTAGCTCGTGAAATGTTCCACCATCCCATATACCGTACTCTACAAAGTTAGTATCGTCATAGTTCTTTAACACCACATAGCCGGGGGTGGTTAGCTGGGTCAGAACAATGTCCGTACCAGCAGTTGCTACCAGTATGCTACCTGGAGTAGGCCCAGTGGGGTTAGCCGTAGCTACATCAGCGGTAAAACTGCTGGGTCGGCTGGCGTAGTCCAGGTTACCTTTAGTTAGGGTCAGGTTACTGCTCACTCGGGCTTCGTTAGCCATGGTAGATGGTCCCTACATAACTGGGGGTGTAAAAAGTGCCACCACCTACTAACCACACTGTTCTCATGCAACACGCTACGCAGTTCACAGCACAACCTACTAGCCGGAGCAAGCGGACAGCCGGGTAGCCGTAGCAACGCATAACGCACGTAGAGAACATGGAGGAAAGGTGGGTTTTCAGTGGTGGCACCGGGGGGTTAGATGTACGGGCACGCTGGGGTACCCTACGGGGCTGCCTACGGGCCTGTAAAGCCCTGCAACCCCATAACCCTCATGGTAGCACGGTAACCCCGGTACAGGGCAAGGGGGCGACATAAAAACAACCGTTGCAAACGGGTAAACCAGCAGTATACTGGCGTATTACGGGTGGGTGCGTTTTCCACTACTACCACAGTAGTAGCGGTAAAGCCCTGTGAGGGTCATCCCTGGGACGCACACCCACCCACCCGGTCGCACTTGTTGCACGGGGTGGGTGGTTTCATTTGGTCCACCATGTCATAGATACCTGCAAAGCAGGTAGGGCAGAAGGCCACGTTTATAAACGTGCCGATGGTACCGCACTGGCCACCCTCGGTTTCCAGGTTGAACGGGCCATCGCAAGCACTGCACAGCGTAGGACCACGCAGCAGGTTACACAGGTCATCCAATAGCTCGGGGGCCATGTTACTAACCGACCAGCCCTGTAGCTGGCTTACAGGTAGCCGCAGCAGCACGTTAGCCAAGCCCTGCACCGTGTACCCCCAACGTACCGGGTACGACACGTCTGGGTTAACCAGTGGGTCCAGCACGTCACCGTCTATATGTACGTGAGTGCCACCACTGGGCAGCAGGCCAAGGTAGTCCACGTCGCTTACTAGGTGTACGTGGTCCTCGGCCCGTATGTTGTCTAACTCTCCAGGCTCTATGTCGCGTGCCCCCAGTATGTATATGGCCTCGTACTTCTTACGTATACGGTGTAGGGCTTTGCCACCTATGAACCCGCTAATGCTGGTGGCGTTGCTGTGGAAATCTGGGTGGGCGTCTACCCACACCAGTGCCTGCCCAGGAACTGCATTAAACTGGTGGCACCTGTTATAGATTTGCGGTCCTCTGCTCCACATAATACTTCCCCCGTTTGTAGGTAGTGTTTCTTACGTTTGGGATCTATAGCGTACCAACCATGCCGTTCGCCTAACTGGTTAGCCGGGTACACCCGCTGACGACTCTCTAGGATCTGCTTTAGCAACGGGCTGCTGGTGCCGGTCACATCCAACACCTTACCCATGCGGTTGAGCATACGGTCCAGGTTACGGCCACTGTAATAGCCACCCTTAGTTAGCCCGTCCCAGTCACACAGCAGGCTCTCCAGCACACCGTAATCCCACCCCTCGGGCCAGTAGGCCAGCCGTAGGTGTTTCTGTGCCAAGGGTGCCAGCCTGCGAAGCCAATGTCCCTCACGTTGGTCTAGGGCCAGCTTATTGGGTGGTAGCTTTTCCAGGCCATTCTTAGGACCACTACTCTGTCGCCACCCTGTGCTAGTGGGCTGCACGGGTAACCCACACACCTTGTGCAACAGGTCAGCCGTGGTATAGCCTGCCCACCTACCGTTTCCATATACCTGCTGTATGTTGTCCAGCAGTTGGTGCCAGTTGGCTGCCCGGTCATCTGTAAAGCCGTTACATAGGTAGTCGGCTACGTGCTGCCCTTGGCTAATGGCTTTCCAGCTTTCCAGGTGGCGTACTATACGGCCACCACGCAAGCAACGACGGGCTGTGTCTATGGGCAGCCGGGTTGCCCCTCTCCTGGGATGATGGAAGTAGGTAAGGGCTGCCGACTCATTGTAAAACACCATGTACAGCACGCAGTACCACAGGCGATCTTTGTCACTCCACCCACCTTGGTTGGCTAGGTCAGTCACTAGGGGGTAGATACAGTCGAAGTCGCAGTTGTCCATGTTCAGTTTAGACAACTTACAAAAGTCGATTATGTCCATGTAGACTGGTCCATGCTATAGCCTAAGTTAGTCATTAGAGGTTCGGCCCGGCTGCCAAGCAGTTTGGCCAAGTACGCTCTACCCTGCCACCTGTGTGGCTTGGGGGCACTGGTAGCCATGATGTGGGGCAGGTCTTCCAGGGGTGGCACTGAGTGCGGTGGCAGGCCCAGCAGACGGTACAGCCGTTGGCACACGCTATCAGTATCACGTGTAAAGTCCTCAAACTTTAACCGGTAGCTAGCATCATCGTACTCGCCAAGGCCAAACAGGTTAGCCATACGCCACTGGTGGTAGCACCGTTGGTAGAGGTGACTGAATGCCCAACCGGGTGGCATATCAAACTTCCACCACCCTTGCTCAGTCTTCCGGGCTTTATAGTCATCACTCAACCACCCATCTATAAGCCCGTTAACCACTTGGGCAAAGCCACGAGTTAAGTAGATGTAACTAATACGTCGCCCTGGAAATAGTTCTTCCAGCACCCCACGGCGGTATATGTTCTGGGGAGTCTTTAACAACAGGGTGGGGGTAAGACGGCACTGTTTAGGCTGGACGAACGGTGGTTCTTCTACCGTTTGTGATTGTATCCAGGCCCGGTTGTGCTGCTGTTGGTGGTTGTGCAGTTCGTTGGCCATAAGCAGCCTAACGTAGTCTAATCCGTTTAGACTGTGGAACACGTCACAGGTGTGCCACGGGTAACCGTTGTGGGCCAGCTTGTAATAGGGTTCCTCTTCCCCTGCCAATGTGGATAGGTCTGAGTGCAGAGCCATGGTGTGCTTTAGCAGGCTGCTGCCAGCACGGGACGAGGACACTATGGACACCACGTGTTCCACATGGTCCAGGTTTAATTGGCTGTCCAACCTTAAGTCGTGGGTTGTCATAGTCATTGCCCTTCCCCCAGTACGGTGGTGTATAGGGTTTGTAGTTTAGCGGTTAGTCTCCACCGGGCTTTATTGCCCCCGATACCCTTACCTGTACTAAAGGATTCTACTGCGTCTATACGTTGTAAGAACCGCAACAGTTCGCGGGTCTTATTCTCTGGGGTGTTAGTGGCCAGTGCTATAGCTCGCAGGGCAGCCCCCTTGGTGGTACCTGCTGCGTGTAGTTGCTGGGCTATCATCATGGTTTGACCACGGGCAGTATCCAGGCACACCTTAGTCACCCGGTCCATGACACTACGGTCCACCTCGC